GCCTGCATCGCTTCCCACAGGATTTGATAGTCTTCCGCATCCCAATCGCATCCGTCGATCGGCACGCCGTCTTTGTCGTACCTGACCCGATGCAGTCGCGGCCCTCTTTTCATTCCGGCCCCCTGAATGCGTAAACGTTTCCGCATGGAACCACGACCACGCGCCCCTCGACCTCGACGCCGTGGTTGCGGGGCTTGCCGCGACTCACGACCGCCAACCGCCCGACCTTGCCGTGGCATGGCATCGAAGGCGCACGCTTGGCGTTGTAGTGGATGCGGACGGCCAGCCCGACGCGCCCGAAGATCAGCATGGGTCGATCCTCCTCAGCGCCCCGAACTGCGACCCCACTCCCGATCGCTCAACTCGCTTGGGCTGATGCCGAGCCTTGCGGCTTCCGCTCGCAACGTCATGCCCCTCGCCTTGCGGTCGATTCGCATCGCCTCGCACTCCCGCCATTTGTCGAGCTGGTGCCGGCGAACGTGGCCGAAACCATCGCAGAAGTCGCACTTCCGGTTCTCCCATCGGCCGCCGTTGGTCGTGTTGAGATGCACTACGCCCATTTTGCGGCCGTTGCATTCAGGGCAGAGGACGAGCCCGTGTTGTTCCATCTCAGATAACCTCCGACTCGCTGATCGTCATCCATTTCCCGTCGCGGAATTTGACCCTGAGCCCAAGTCTCTCGGGTCGCACTTCATCGAGTGGGCCGTGTTTCTCTTGGCCCTCGACCATGCGTCCGACAAGGCTTTCCCCCTCTCCACCGCGTCGAACCACGCGGCCCTCGTTTCGTTTCCGGTCCACCCGCACCGGTCGGCGAGGATCTCCCTCAGAAACCCCTCGCTCACCTCCTCCGCGAGATACGCACAGATCAGGTCCCACACGTCGGTCGACGGCGGGAACACCGTGGATTGAGAACGGGTCAATCGGAAGCTCCTTTCATCCTCATCATCCCGAACCAACAGAACACGTCGTCCGCCCACGCGGCGGGGCCGTGGATCTTGCCGACGACTCGCATGAACTCGGCCCTGTGGCCGTCGTGGTGGACGTCGTGGTCGTCCTTGTAGGGGATGCCCTCGTGCCCCATGCGCTTCGCGTCCTTGTCGGTGATGCTCCGTATCCGCCGGTACGCGACGGATTCGACGCGGACGGTGAAGCGGGACAGTTCGCGTGGCATCGTGACGGCGGAACGCCAAGGCGTCGGAACCCTGTCGCCGTCGTCCCACCACTGCATTTCCTCGCCATCAGCCCGATACCACACCTTCTCAGGCAACTCCTCGCCGTTCTCGTCTTCCATGATCAAGTAGCCGGAATCGTCGACGTCGTATCCGGTGACGAACGCCTCCTTGCACCACAGTTCATCGCCGACGCGGCCGAAGGGGCAGTACTCCACCAGGCTGGCGGCCAGGTGATCCAGGTCGGCCCCGAAGACGTAATGGTCGTCACGTCCTTTGGGGTGCCAGTGCCAACCGCAGCCGTCCTCAGAGCATGACGGATGCGGTTGCGGCTTCGCTACACGCACGATCAGCGCGTCGCCGTGCTTCGCGAGCCGGCGGGCCTCGTGCGGGCGCAGGACGAGCGGGCGGGCGTTTGTCGTGGTCATGAGTTGGCCTCCAGAATCCGACGTCCGATCCAGTAGCCCATCGGCGGCGGCACGGCGTTGCCGTAGCCCCTTAAGTCTTCGTCGCCCAGCCCCTCGGGAAACCCATCAACGCTTCCAGCAGCGAAACCGTGAAGGGAATCCGATGCATCAGGCAGAACTGTCCTAAATTCAGGCCGAATCCGTTTCCGTTCTTCGCTTCCGCCTTCGCTCGCTCTCTGCGAGCGATCAGCTTTTCGCGGTCCTTCGGCTTGTTGTGGGTCGACGCCGTGGGCGTCGGGAAGCGAGGCGAGCAGGAACATTCGTTCCCGCCGGTGGTCAGCGCCAAGACAACACGCGCGGAGTCGGAATGGGAAGACGAGATAGCCGATGTCGCGTAGAGCGTCTCTAAACCGCCACCAAGGCCAGGGAGCGTCAGGCCGGACCTGGCTCGGGTTCTCTCGGAGTACAAGCCTCGGGCGAATCGCGTCAACAATTCGGACGAACTCCCCTCCGAGGCTCGGCTGGGAGACACCTCGCGAGATCCGCTGCCGGCTGTTCTCCTGGCACGGGTCGCCTCCGAAGATGATGTCGACACGCCAATCCTCCGGTCTGGTGGGCGGGAAAGTCCTGGCGTCCCGCCACCTGAGCCTGCCAGGGAATTCGGCGTCGAGCACCTGGTTGCAGCGGTCGTCTATCTCGACCTGCCACTCGACGTCGATGCCGGCGGCTTCCATTCCCAGGTCGAAGCCGCCGTATCCGGTGAACAACGATCCGCCCGTCATCCCCCACTCTCCTCTCCCCTCGCGGGCTCTCGCTCGGCGGTCGGGCCGGCGTCGCGGAGCAGGCCATGGGCGATGTAGTGCGAAGCTGGGCCGTACAACAGGCACTGACACTTTTGGCCGCACTCGACGATCGGACGCACCAGCGAGCGGGGCCTCCATGACCGACTCGACGCATAGCCATGATGATTCAGCACGTCGCAAACCTCCTGCAGCGTCATCTCGCGAGGCGTCAGCCGCTCGGCCTCGGCCTTGAGCGCGGCGACCTCGGCGGCCTGGCGTTTGAACCGCGCCACAAGACATTGATGGCAGATCGGCCCACATGGCGGCCAATCCAGCTCATCGTTGATGTCGATCAGCGAATCCACGTCGAGGTATCGCTCGCAGTCGATGCACTGGAGATCGTCGTCGTCGCCCATCACGCACCGCCTTTCGCTGGTTTGAAGCCGACGATCCACACCCACGGGTTGGTTGATGTCACTTCCGGCTTGTTGTGCTTGCCCCAGCTCTCAAGAAAACCGGCGCGGCCGGTGAAGCCTTCCGCAAGTCCGTCTTCCTCGCTAATGTCGTTCAGCCGCTCCACTCGCACGTCTGTGATTTCGAGCGAGATGCGGCACGCCCAGCGGGGCATGAAGATCGAAGGTTGCCAGATTTCATCACCTGGCATCTCGCCGTCTGCACGGTAGATCGCCGCGACCGTCTCGTGGCCGGGACACACCGTTCGGAATCGATCTTCGGGGATTCCACGCCAATCTCGATGGCATCCGATCGGGACGGCCTGCCACGTCTCGCGGACCCAGAGGCGTTCGCCGATGCTGCCGTAAGGGCACAGCTCCGCGATCTTCTCGGGCGGCATCGGCTGCTCACGCTCTCCCGCAGCCGGCGTCCAGACGAGCCCCACGCCGTCGCGGACGTTCGCGGCGTATGGGCGTTTCAGGATCGCAAGCCCCCTCTCGTTCCGCTTCACGATCCGCCGCGTTTGGGTCTTCCCCCCGTCGAGGATCGCCCGCACCATCTCGCCACGCATCAAGATCGGCTTCTCTTTGACGTCGTTCACGCCGCACCGCCTTTCGCGGCCCGCTCGCGCTCGATGAGCAGGCGGCCCATCGCCTTCACTTCCTTGAGGCTGAGCCTGATCTTCGTTTCGAGCCCCTTCGCCTCGACGCGGATCTTCCAGCCCTTGATGCCCACCCTTCCATCGGGCTTCCGATTGATCGCCGCGACGCACTCCTCAAGCGTCAGCTCATCGGGCTCGGGCTTCGCCGGCTGGGCCGCGAGCAACGCCTCGACGGCTCGCACGGCGGCGAAGATCGTGCTAGGAAACACGCCGTAGGAATCGCACTCGGCTTTGATGAAAACGTGCGATTCGTCGTGTCGAACTGCCGAGTCAGCCGCTAGCTTCAAGTAGCGAGCGACGTGTGCGATCGCCCTCCTGCCTTCGTCATCCACCGCCTCGCCCTCCACCCGCTGGGCCGCCTGGTCGACCAGCGAACGCAAGCCTTCGACGGCGGCGCGGAACGTGGGCGTGAGGATAGTCTGTTCACCGAGAAAGACCCGTGACGCCTTGCTCCCCTCCGCAGCCTTCGCCCTGTCCTCGCAGCCCTCGACCACCACCCGCATCGCATCGATCGTCGCCTTGTCCATCGCCTTCCCCCCTGGAATCGGTTCGTCGCCGCTCACGCTTCGCCGCCCTCGGCGGCCGTCGCCGGCGCGGGGTCCCCGGCCTCGCCGGCCCGCTCCGCGAGCCACGCCGCGAGGCCGCGCAGGAACTCCACGGCGTCCTCGATCGTCTCGGCCTCGCCCACGCGGCCCCGGCCCATCAGCTCGTCGTACATCGGGGACAGCCGCCCGGCCAACACCCCGGCCCACGCGCCCGCCGCCTCCGCGTCCCTCTCCCGCTCGGTCATCGCGCCGCCTCCAGTCCGGCTGAGGTTCCAGCGGCGTCGGTAAGGTCCGCGTCAGCCACGGGCGGCCTCCTGCTCGCGTTCGAGCTTCTCGGCGACGGCGATGGCCACGAACTTGGTGAGCGGTTCAAGCGAAAGCTGGTTGCGGCCCAAGAATGAAAACACGTTGCTGCCGACGAGTTCGTATCGAACCTGGCTCTGCTCTTGCTCATTGAGCACATCGACGGCCCGCTCGACCGTCATCGGCTTCGGCGTCAGCCGCTCGATCTCGGCGGCTTGCGATTCGATCAACGCGATGGCCTGCTCAAGCAACTCCGCGCGGTATCCAAGGCCCGCCGTCGTCACGGAGAAGTGAAATTCATGCAACTCGACCACAAGTTGTTTCGCGTCACGCACGGCCGGCCTCCTTCGCCTTCTCGTCGCCGAGCCGGATCAGGTCGCGGAGCGCGGCCGACCACGACTCGAAATGCGGGCAGCGGTCCTGGTGGGCGTCCACCCTCGCGATCGACTCGTCGTCGAGCCGCGCGCTGACCGTCCGCTTCTTCTTCTTCACCCCGCGAGCCATCCCGCCCCTCCTTTGTGAACAACGGCTTACGCCTGCACCTGATTGCGCTTGCCCTACGAAATGAATAATAGCGCATAAGGCGAAATGCGCAAGTCTGGGTTTATATTTTGTGCACCCACGAAAAAACCGCCGACTCCCGCGAGAGGGCCGGCGGTTTCGTCGGGGCGGCCTCGCTCACCCCGCCGCCTGCATCCTGTCCCAGACCTCCTCCCGCCACACCTTGACCTCCTGCGGCGCCTCGATACCGAGCCGCACCTGCGAGCCTTGCAGCCTGGGCGGACGCCGGACGTCGCACACCGTCAGCCAGACCAGGCGGCCGTCCCCCAGGTCCAGCACCAGTCGTTCGTCCTTCAGCCGACTCAGCACGAGCATCAGTCCTTCCCCTCCTTCTCGCCCTCGAGCGCCGTCCGCAGGCTCTGGGCCGTCTTCTTGACGTACCGGAACGTCATCGCGATGTTCGCGTGGCGGGCCAGCAACTGCACTTCCTTCGGGTCCGCTCCGCTCTCGATCAGGAGCGTGATGTAGGTGGCGCGTAAGGCGTGGAAGTCCACCACGCCGTCGGCCGTCTTCGGCTCGATCCCGCACGCCCGCAGGTCGGCGTACAGCAGCTTGACCACGTCTTCCGGGACGTGGACGACCGGAAGCCCCTCTCGCGACTCCAGCCATTCGCGGAAGATCGCCGCGTCCGCCCGCCGGATCGGCTGGCGGTCCTCGCGGCGGTGCTTGCTGTACGCCGCCCGGACCACGACCAGCGCATCATCGCCGTCGACCCGGAACGCCGAGGCGTCCAGCGTCCGCAGCTCGTTCGCCCTCAACCCCGTGGCCGCCGCGAGGCGGTACAGCATCGACCGCTCGGCCCCGCTGATCGCGTACCGACCCTCGCCCCACCGCGCCCCGCGGTACGCCGGGCCGAGGGTCGCCGTCTTCGCCAGCAGCGTCTCCAGTTCGGCCGCCGTCAGCGACCGCCGCACCCGCCGCTGGTCCACGGCCTCGTTGTACGGCTTGATGGTCCGCAGCCACTTCGGCTCGGCCTTGATCCGATCCACGTCCGAACACCACCTGAGAAATGCCTTGCAGGCCCCCAGGGCGTAGTTCGCGGTCCTGGACGACCGCGCGGCCTTGAGCTTCGCCACGGCCGCCTGGACGGCCTCCTGGTCCACGTCCGTCAGCCGCTCGACGCGGGCCGACGCCAGCAGCCGGAGGATCGCACGCGTCGCCTCGCCCGCGTGCTTCTCCGTGTCCCCCTTGTGTACTAGAGCCAGCCGGTAGTCCTCGACGTGCTCGGCGATCGGACGGCGGGCGGCGCGGGCCGCCTTGTCGTCCTTCGGGTCGATCAGCCCCGCCTCGACGAGCCGCGCCTCGGATTCCAGCTTCTCCATGATGCGCTTGGTCGCCGTCCTGTCCGCCGTCCCGGTCCCGTACCGCCTCCTCCCCGTCGCATCGACGTATTCGTAAGAGTAGTTCGCAGAGAGTTTCCCGTCCTTGCCGACCCGCCTGTACACGCTCCCCATTCGGCTACGCCTCCGGCCTGACGCGACGCGAGTAATAGACGCCCGGGGCCAACATCTTCACGTCCTCGACGGACCAGCCGTCGCACATCCAGTCGCAAGGAAACCTCACGTCCCCCTTGATGCGGCTGTTGATCAACGTGACGTGCGCCTCGTCGCACAAGGGGGCGAAGAGGCGGTAGGTTTCAGCCCCGCCGATGACGAACGCTTTGTCGGTCCCGTGCGCGTCGCACGCCTCGACGATCGCTTCGGCCGGCGTGCGAACGACGAAGACGCCCTCGATGCCGCGAATGATAGACCGGCCCAACACGATGTTCTTGCGACCTGGCAGCGGCCCATCGAGCGACTGCCACGTCTTCCGGCCCATGATGACGGGATGCCCCATCGTGATGCGGCGGAAGTTCGCCATGTCCTCGGGGATGCGATCCCACGGCAGTCCGCCGCCGCGGCCGATGACGCCGTTGCGGGACATGGCGACGATCAATGACAACTTCATGAATCGCCTCCCTCTCGCCCGTAGTGCCGGTCCACCCACGCCGCCACGTCCTGGGTCGTCCACCGCGGGTCCATGCCCTTCGGCGACTTGCTCCGCGGGAACTGGCCGACGTCAATCATCGTCCGCAGCTTGCGGACGGTGACGCCGAGCGCGTCGGACACTTCCGCCGCCGTCAGCAGCCTCGGGACGCCCGGAGGGACCTCCCGCGTCCGCGCCGCCTTGACCTTGGGTTTCGCCGCCTTCGCCTTCGTCGCGCCCGCTCGTGCCATAATCCACCCCCCTCGGAATGACCTCGACCTTTCGACCCCGGATCACGTGCAGGGGCATCGGCCCCCGCTTCCGCCACTGCTTGACGTGCCGCCTGAAAGACGGCGTGTCACAACCCTTCACGTCTTCCGCGTGGACGGTCAGCAAGCGGTTCCGTTCGTCGACCCACGGACCCCACTCGCCCACCAGGAAATCGACCCTGTACGGCTTGTCGACGCCCGGCTCGCCCACGTCGAACGGCACCTGCCGCAGCCACCAGGCGACCTTGCCGGCCCGCAGGAGCAGGTCCAACTCGGCGGCCCGCTTCGCTTCGGCCTTCGATCCATAAGTGACGCCCTTATAGACGGTGGGCTTCGCGTTGTACTTGTGCTTCCTCGCGCCGAACGCCATCAGGCACCGCCCTTCGATTCGGAGGCCTCCGTCGCCAGCGGGGCGAGCGCGGGCAGCCCGTGGTGAGCCCTGGACTCCTGGCAGAGCCTCGAACCGGCCTGGAAGGCGACGCAGCAACTCGGGCGGGTCGGGTAGATCGAGCACAGGTTGCCCTCGCCGATCATGGGGCAGGGGTACGCCGACCCGACGGCGAGCATGGCGCCGGCCTCGAACCCCGGGACGAGCGGGCCGACGCGCTCGTATTCCTCCCGGTCTTCCTCGTCGTCGAACTGGAGCCCGTCGTGCCTGAACGGCTTCACGACGGCCTGGAGCTTCGGCTCCCTCGCCAGGTCGATCGCGTCGATTTCGATGATCGGGAACTTGCAGCACGCCCCGCACTGGTCGCATTCGTAAGCCATCGCTCAAGCCTCCTTCCGATAAGCCTTCACCGACCTGTTCCACGCCGCAATCGACGCCAGCCGACCGTATTCCGCCGGCCCCTGCCGCCCGCAGTCGGGGCAGGCCACCTTGTAGTGCCGCCTCGACCGCCCGAAGCTCTGCCGCTGCTCCTTCGCCCGCGTCGAGCCGCAGACGCACGGCGCGGGGTCCATGTCGCTCATGACGCCGCCGCCCGCGTCACGCGAGACGCGAGGTAATCCGCCAGCGGGGCCTGGACCTCCGGCGGCAGCGCGTCGAATGCCCGAAGCACGTCGAAGATCGGCCCCGGCGAGCCCATCGGTCGAACCGCCTCGACGGCCTTGGGCTTCGCCGCCGTCGCGTCCAGGCGAGCGAGGCTGGGCTTACCCTTCGCCTTCGCCTTGGCCGTGTCCGGTTTACTCGCACGCCCCATCCCCACCGGCGACTGATAGGGCCAGATGCCCTTGGCCCTCAACGTCGTGATCGCCTGGGAGACGGACAGGGCCGACTTGCCCAGCTTCACGGCGATCTCGCCGGGCCGGGCCACGCCGGACCCGCCGTAGAGCGACCGGGCGGCTTCCAGCACCTTCGCCTCGCGGGGCGTCGGCTCCGGCTTCGACGCCGCGGGCCCCTCGGCCGCCTTCGACCCGACTTCCAACGCCTTGTCGAATTCCCCCTCGTTCAACTGGCGGCCGTTGGCAGCCGCCCTGGCGTCCCTCAACGCCTTGATGCGGGAGTCGTACTCGCGAATCCTCTGCGCCTCGTCCGCAATCACGCTCATCGTTCGATCCTCGTGTGTCCAAAAGCGTCCCTGTCTCCCGCTTACGCCTTCTTCTTGCCCTTCTTCGGCCTCTCCGGCGGGGCCTGGGGCGTGCCGAGCAGGAGGCCGTTCTTGGGCGCGTCCGGCCACGTCCGATGCGCCGCTTCGTAGGCGTCCCCGGACGTCCGGGCGTCCACGCGGCCGAGCAGCTCGCCGAGCGCCGTCGGGTCGCCCTCGCCCCGCAGGTGCACCGGCCACAGCTTCCACCGCACCGGCCTGGTCACGCACTCTTCTTCCGCTTCAGGCATCGCTCCCCCTTCCGATAGATCCGCTCGTTGTGCTCCCGCATCTCGCGAAGCGAGCCCGCCAGGCCGCCGGCTCGTCCGGGCTCAGCCCCGGGGCCGTCCAGGATCGCGGGCGGACAGGGGGCGTCACGCCTTCGCGAGCGCGCCGCCCCCCTCGCCCTCGTCGGCCTTGACCGCCTCGACGAACTGCTCCAGCGTCATGAACTCGACGCCCAGCCGTCGGGCGAGCGAGACTATGGTCTCGTGGCCTTCGACGGGCTCGAAGACGAGCACGACCTTGCGAGCCAAGCCGTGGTGCTCGGCGATGAGCATGGCACGCCCGACGGCCGCGACGATCGCGCCGGCGGACACGGATACATGGATCGCACGCATATCCTCGGGGATGTACGTAACCGCGAACCCACGGCACTCACTGCCGGAAAGCCAGTTGACCTTCGAGGTGCCGAAATGGACGCCGCGATAAGCAAGGAACTTAGCAACAGCGTTGCTATCCCTGTAAAAGGCCAGAGAAGCGGATCGGCGATCGATCGCTTTCTGCAGTTCAGCCGCCGCCTCCTCTTTCGTTCCGCTGGGCAGGCGGATCTCCTTTCCGCCGACGTTGGCCCGAAATCCAATTTTGTTGCTGTTCGGTTTAATCGCATGGAGATCTTCGTTTCTGCGATACGTGGCCTGGCGAGTCCTCCCGTCCCACAGCGTGACTACCTTCGGAAGGGGCCGATTGTTCTTCTCGCACCACTCCGCGCGCCATTTAACGATAGTGGTGTGCGACACACCGACATGCCTCGCGATCTCTTTAGGCGACCTGGCGTCCCACCCATTATCCAGCAGCATGAAGCACGCTTTCTTTCTGTCCTCCTTCGTCGGCGTCAGGGCGTGGTTGGCCATGTTGCAGCACGTCGAGAACTCGACGGCCTCCTGCCACGTCGCGTCCACCACGTCGGCGAGGATGCCGGCCAGGCCCTCTTTCTTGTGCACGGCGACGCGGTGGAATCCGTTGCCGACGTAATCCTTGCCGTCGATGCGGAACACGGTGATCGGGGCCAGCGTCAGGCCGTCCTTGACGACGGCGTGCAGCGCCTTGACGTTGTCCAGGTCGAGCGGCTTCTCGCGGGCCTGCAAGCGGTGGTCGACCGTCAGGGCCTTGAGGCTCAACTCCTCGCGGTGGACGCGGCCTTCCTTGCGGAATCGCTCCATCATCTCTTCGTGGGGCAGGAAGGCTGCGGTGTTCTTCTTCGCCATCTCTGTACTCCTTCAAGTCGTTGAATGTGGATGTGAATGTGGATCGACCGTCACGCGAACGCCCTGAGCCGATGGACGCGCTTGTGGTGCTTCGCGATCGGCGCCCGCAGGTGCTCGGCCACGGCGGCGCGGGCCGCCTCCTTCTCGGCGCGGACCTCGGCGATGCGGCGCTCGATCTCGTCGGCGTCGGGGTCGTCGGGCTGCTCCTCGAACGGGTCGTCGGCGACGTCCCGCGTCGCATACGGCAGCCGGCAGTCGACCGGCACGGCGCCGGTCGCGATCAGCCGGGCGCGGGCGTCGTCCACCCGCCAGTCCGCGACCTTCACGCGGGCCTGGATCTTCGGGACGCTCGGATAGACGCCCTCGGCCATCAGCTCCAGGTAAGCCGCCTTCACCACCGCGTCGACCGCATCGTTCGCGACGGCGGCCTCGTCCCCCGGCCGATGTCGGGCGTCCTTCCGGCATGTACGTCGTCCCGGCATGGTCAGGCTCCTTTCGCGTAGTGGGACAGGGCGGAATGGTTGCGGAGACGTTCGAGCAGCTTCGGCAGTATCTGGCTGACCCTTTGCTCGCTGAGCCCGGCCGCCTCTGCCGCCCCCTTCTGGGACGCGCCTTCCAGGAATCGCACCTCGATCACGCGCCGCTCGCGGTCGTTGAGGGCCTTCATCGCGACCTCGATCTCGTCGCGGTCGTCCAACTCGCGGCGATCGGGCGGGACGACGAACAGCACGTCTTCGACGCTCTGCGTGAAACGGTCGTCGTCGTCGGGGCGGCGGATCTGGCTGATCGTCTTGACCGTCGGCCCCGCCCCCCCCCAGAGGCGGGCGGCCTTGAGTTGGCCGCGCACGCTCCCGAAAAACCCGTTGCTCCGTTCGCCGTCGCGGATCGCGCCCCAGATCCGCTTGCGGGCGTAAGCCTCGAACGTGAAACCGAGGGACGGGTCGAAATCCCTCGCCGCGTCGATCAGCCCCAGGCGCGCATCTTGGATGCGGTCTTTCAGGGGGACGAAAGGATTGACGCGGGACTTCGCCATCCGGTCGGCCTTCTCAAGATGTTCGACGACCAGGGCCTGCTGGTCCTCGGTGAGCGGGGCCTTCACGACGCCCTCCTTGGCCGCCCGGCGGCCTTCGCGGCGGCCTCGTGGGTCGCCACGCAGTCCCGGATCGCCGTCGCCAGTTCGGCCCTGGACAGCCGGGGCGAGACGACCCCGCAGAAGCCGGGGGCCGTGACCTCGTGGGGCGGCTGGTCGGTCAGGGCGACGCACGGCACGCCCCTGGCAGCCACGGCCGCGGCGATCATCCCGGCCTCGATCCGCCCCAGGTCCATCGACACGACCACCGCCGCCGGGCCGTCCGCGAACGCCGATCCGGCGTCGAACGCCGTCGCCGCGTGCGTGACGCTGTAGCCCGTCGCCTCGAACCCGTCGTGAGGTTGCGCGCCGACCGCCAGGAGCCGGCCCGCGTCGCCGGGGATCATCGCGGCGGGCCAGCCCTGCGCCGCCATGAACGCCTTGAGGTCGTCCAGGTGGACCCGCCGGTCCTGCGAGCCGGGGATGCGGTAGCCCTTGAGCTTCCCCGAATCGATCCACTTGCCGGCCGTGCGCGCCGCCACGCCGCAGATCGTCGCCACCTGGCCGCTCGTCAGCACGTCGCCGTTCCTCGCCTTCCTGCCCTGTCCAGCCATCTCGTCAGTCCTTTCGTTACTTGAAACTGCCCGAAGGCATCGCGTAGAACCCCAGGAACGAAACCGCGCCCGCCTCAACCTGCCTCCAGAATTCCTGGAATTCGGAGGCGTTGGTCACGTCGGCCATCTGCTTGAACGCATAGCGATCCAGGAAGATGCCCAGAGATTCGCCGGCGGACAGCCGGGTCAGCAGGTGGTCGTGGTAGCTGATCTCCAGCCTTCGGCCGCCGGCCGCCTTGATCGCCGTTTCCGTCGCAGGATTGAAATACCGTCCCACGTCAGCCCTCCTGTTCAGCCGCTCAACCGAGCGTATTCCCCGTGCCCCGACTCGGGCCAAACCACGGCCCGGGTCGCGTCCGCCAGGTCCCACAGCCGTTTCATGTCGCCCGGGACGTCCGCCTCGGGGTCGGACATCGCCCCGGAGGGCTTGCCTCCCGGCCTGACGATCCCGCGCTCGAACTTCTCCCACTCCGCATCCACCAGCGATCTCGTCTCGTCGCCCATCGCGTCCCCTCTCCCTCAAGCCGCCTCGACGTCCCGCCCCACGCGGGCGGGCTCCCAGACCGAAACCTCGAACCGCCCCCACGGGCCGGGGCCCGCGAACGGCGCGAACACCGGCAGGCCGAGATGACGCCCCGAGTGGTCGAGCATCTCGCGGAGCTGATCATCCCGGTGGAACGCCGGGTCGAAATCCAGGTCGAACGCCGCGTTCCACTCGTCGAACCGCGGCAGCGCCACCGCCGGCAGGTCGCGTCGCAGGAAGACTTGCGGCGTCCACTCGCCCTCGAACGCGACGCGATCGACGGCCAGCGACTCGCAATCGCGGGCGTGCTTGATCTCCGTGGGCCATTTCGCCCCGCGCACGCCCTTGGAGTGGGCGGCCCGGCCGATCGCGACCACCGGGGTGCACGGCGGCAGGTACAGCAGGCGGCCCTTCCCCCACAGCCGGCTCTCGGCCTGCTCGCGGTCGGTCGCCGGGGTCCAGCCCGAGCCGTCGGACCAGATCCGGTTGTGGATCATCGGCGACCGGCCGGTCAGTTCGACGTAGACGCGGTTCATGCGGCACCGCCTTGCATCAGGAACGCCCTGGCGAGGGCCGTGGCCTCGAACGGCTTGAGCACGGCGGAGCCGTTCCAGACCCATAGACCCTCCAGCCCCACGACCCAGGAGTCGTACAAGTCCGAAGACGCTTCCTCGAACAGGTACTTGTTCGCGTTCAGGGCCTCGCAGCACTCGTCGAGCGTCAGCGGTCTCGTCAAGGCCTCAATGCACCTCACGGCTTCGTACATCGCTCTCGCATGTTCTTTCGTCTCCGGCTTCTGCCGAAGGCCGCCCTGAAGCCGCTTCAAGTCATCCACGAGTTGCGTTGCGTCGATCTTCATCCCGCCCTCCTTTCGCATAAGCGTTCGCTGTTTCATCGGCGCGCACCGGGGGCATTCCCTGGGTGATATACAGGTAGAGCGTGGGCTTCGTTGACCTGCGATCTCTCGGCTTTTCAGACGCGTCGACCCGCTTACCGCCAGCTTTTGTTTCACATCACCTTGGATGCCAGGACGTATGCCCATCGGCGGATCGTTACCGCCCCGTTGCCTGGGAACCCCTCCACTTCGGAGGGGAGCTGGATTCGCTCGTCGATTCGGCCGCCCTTGTTCCGGCCTCGCGTCGCCGGGGGAGGTTTGAACCCCGACGCCCTACCTCGCCCGTGGCCTGTTCGGCTCACCTTCTGCCGGGCCTGCTCACAGTCCCCCGACACGCCGGGCACTCCGATCGCCAGTCGTCCTCTCGGATTCCGTCAGCCGGTCTTTTTCGCCCCCTTGTTGAAGAGGCGGTCGAGCGTCTCGCTCGCGTCCCGGAAGCTCATCGCGCGGGCTTCGGCGGGCGGCACGTCCATCTTGAGGAGCCAGGCCACCTGCTTGGGCGTGGCGAGGTTCCGCTTGCGGCGGTCGATGATCACGTCGAGCATCTTCGCGGCCCGCCTCCGGCTCATCTGGTCGGCCTTCTCGACGCCGAACTTCGCCAGCGTCTGCACCTGCCCCGGCGTCGCCGGGTCGTGGGTCGCGTTCATCGCGCCCCGCATCGGGATGCCGAGCGTGTCGGCCATCGCCAGCGGGTCGTAGCTCACCCACCGGACCTTGACCTCGCGCTCGCGGGCCTTGACGCGGAGCACCTGGCGCTTCGCGGCCTCTTCCTTCGCCTGGGTCGCCGCCTCCACCAGGTCGACGCCTCCGGGGGCCTTGGCGATCATCTCGCCGAGGATCTCGCCCTCGTCGTCGGCCCGGTCGGTGCGGTCGAACAGGTCGGCGGGACGCACGAGGTCCATCGCGTCCGTGAGCCACGCGAAGTCGATCAGGACGCAGTCTTCCTTGCCGCGGGAGAGGCGGGTTCCACGTCCGACCATCTGTGAATACAACGCGCGGCTCTTGGTCGGGCGGCACAGCACGATGGCCGACGTGGACGGGGCGTCGAAGCCCTCCGTGAACAGCATGCAGTTGCAGAGCACCTGCGTCCCGCCGTCCTTGTAGCGGTCGACCTTGGCGCCCCGGTCGGGCGAGTCGCCCCACACGTAATCCGCACGGACGCCGAGGCTCTCGAGGGCGGTCGCCATCGCCGCGGCGGACCCGCAGTCGGGCGTGAAGACGATCGTCTGGCGGTCGCCGATCTTGTCCTTGATCGCGTTCGCCAGCGTCTCGATCAGCGGCGTGATCCGCTCCTCGAGGTCGCCGGCGTTGAAGTCGCCGCCGGTCGTCCTGATGCCCCGCAGGTCGATCGACGTCTCGCACCGCACGACCTTGAGCCGGCAGAGGTACGGCCCCGGCGGCGGGGCCGTCATCGCGTCCCAGATGCTCATCTCGTAGGCGACCGAGCCGAAGACGTCGGCGATCTCGTCGCCGTCCGCGCGGTCGGGCGTCGCCGTGACGCCGAGCACCTTCGCAGAACGGAAGTGCTTCAGCACGCGTTGATACGTCTCGGCCGTCGCGTGGTGGCACTCGTCCACGACGATCAGCCGGAAATGGTCCCGGCCCCACGATTCGAGCCGCTTGGGGCGGGAGATCGTCTGGACGGACGCCACGACGGCCAGCGGGTCGAACACGGCGCGGGCGTAGCTGTCGGCCCGCTCGACGCCCGGCGTGACGCCCACGCGCTCGATGGTGTCGGCGGCCTGGGTGATCAACTCCTCGCGGTGGGCGACCACCAGCGTCCGGCCGCCCTTGTCGGCGCACATGCGGACGGCCGAGGCGAACATCACCGTCTTGCCCGTGCCCGTCGGCAGGATGATGCAGGTCGACCGTCCCTTCGACAGCTCGCGCCGGGCCGCGTCGAGGGCCTCGACCTGGTACGGCCGCGGCGTCAGGGTGTTGGTCCCGAGTTCGGGAGTGGCGATCAGGCTTGCCGTGCTCATCTCGCGAGGTACCCCCTCTCCTTGCACATCGGGCAGGGTCCGAGGGCGATGCGCCCCGCCCCGCCGCATCCGCCCTTGTCCGTCGGCGGGCAGACCAGCCATCGCGACGGGTCCTGGAACCGCAGGTGCCACGAGAGGTTGGCCGCGTACTGCCCCTCGGTCGACCGGGACGTCCCCTTCCTCGCCGCCTTCATCTCGACCCGGGCGTGGTGCGAGTAGGACCGGAAGGGCGGCTGCATCCGACGCCACAGCAGGGCGTCGCGGCGGAACACGTCGAGGCTGACGCCCGTCAGCTTGCCCGCCAGCGGCAGCGTCGCGAGCCACTCGTCGTCGGTGAGGTCGTCGGCCTTCGCCGCCCGCTCCGCATGCTCCTCGGCGACGTCCTCGATCCGCGTCGCGTCCTCGCCGGGGTCCTCCACCGTGACCACCGCGTCCGGCTTGATCCTGCCGGCGGCCCTGGCCCGCTCCACCGCCGCGTCGGCCTTCGCCACGCCGTTGACGACGGTCTTCACCAGCTCGGCCGGCGTTGCGTCCGGCTTCGCCCATTTGGCTTCGACGGCGGCCTTGACGACCTTCTCCGTCGGCTTGCCGCCGGCGGCTTCCGTCGCGACGTCGAGGACTTCCGCACGATCGCCTTCCGGCGCCTTTGCCAAGGCTTCGATCTGGCGGATCGGGATCGTCGCCGGTTCACCTTTGGTTTGAGACGTAGTGCGTTTTGCCACTGTGGCAAAAGACGCCTCAAGCTCCCTGACGACCTTCGCCTCTTCGAGGCGCCTGTACAACGTCCGCTCGGTCAGGTCGAATTCCTTCGCCGCGCATTCGCGGAACGTCGCGTACCCGAGCGCGAGCCACCCGCATCCCTCGTACAGGGCGAGGAGCTTCCTCCGGGCGTTGTCGACGTAGGTTCCGGCCGTCGTCAGGTCGGCGCGGATGTCGTCGCAAAGCCTTCGTGCGCCGTCTGCGTCCAACCGTGGCATGATCTCAACCGGCACGGCCATATCGGTCTCCTAGGTCGGTGATCGCGTCTTGGGGCGTGGCGTAGATTCGGAGGGCGACGGCGAGGTCGGCGAGCCTGAGACGCAGGCCCGAACCGGAGTCGACGTAATAGCCCGACTCGATGTGGATCGCGGCGGACGGCTTGGCGTCTTCGCGGTCGAAGGCGTGGCAGGGGAGCCAGCCCGACGACCGGGGCGCGCCGACGGTGCGGAGCCCCCACGACCGCACGAGGCCGGGGAGGTCGGGGATGGACTCGACCGTCTCCCGCCAGCTCCGCCTGGGCCCTGGAGCCCGCCCCGCGGCCTTCCCCCGAGACTCGCAAATCGGGGGCGGGGCGGCCGAAACGATCGGTCGCTCCGCGACCGCGGGGGCGAGCTGCAGGACCCAGGCGGGGCACGGCGCAGGCGTCGGCACCGTGAACGGCGAGTTCCGCTTGTCGAGCCACCTGTACCGCCGGCCCGTCTTCGGGTGGATCGACGGCGGGGCCATCACCAGCGACTTGTCGCACAGCCGTTCGATCGCCGAGTGGCCGCCGTCGCCCTTCCACAAGACCGCCTTGGGCAGCGGCCGCCCCTCGCGGGCGACCGAGAACCAGACGTGCCGGCCGCCGCCGCCGGAATGACTGATCCACGTTCGGGGCGTCCGGCCCATCGACGCCCACCGCTCGATCGCCTCGGGCCCGTCCAGGTCGATCGCCATCAGGCCCCAAAACCGGCCGGTCATGACCTGGCAATTCGAAGTCTCGAACCGGTCGAACTCGGCCTCCGGGAGCTGCGTCTCCCAGAGGTGCCCGAACTTGATCATCGGCCGCTTGTCGTCCGGACGGGACGGGAGGGGGTTGAACCCCCTCGACCTGTAAAACGCGGCCTGCTCGCGGCAGGCCCTGACGTCGGCGTCAGTGGGCATGGCCGTTGCTCCCGACTCCGAAGCCGTCGAGCAGGCGAAGCGCCTCCGCGTGCGCGCGGTGGACCTCGTCGTCGTTCCACTGCACCATCCGGGCCGGATAGCCCTGGCTCTTCCCCCAATCGTTGAGCGACCTGAGAAGATCCGAGCCCGTCTTCTCCTCCCGCTCTTTCACCCAGGCGAAGAGCGCCTTGCCGGTCCTCGGCGACCCAGACCTCGGCTCGTCCGACGACGACCTGGCCGGCGGCGACGACGGATAGGGATGTCGCCTCGCCTCTTGGTCGTACTCACGCTGGGCGGACTGATGCGGCCGTCGTTCGTCCGCGTCGGACTCGCTCGCGAACGAGGGCACGCCGTCGCCGTAGAGGTATCGCCCGACCCCGAACTTGACGCACGCCCTCTTGAACGCGTCGGAGAAGCCCGACTTTTCGTAATCGCTCGAGTCGGCGGTCGTCGTGAAGCCGCCCGCGTCGCACTTCGCAAGTATATGGCCGTCCGGGAGCCGGATCGTCAGTCGGCAGATCACGGCGTTCTCCATCGGCGTGTAGTCGTCCCACCAGTTCTCCGGGCCGAGCACCTCGTCGAGCCGGTTCATCGCCGTCCTCGCCGTGATGTACAGGAGCTCGCGACCTCCCTGGTTCCTCCTCTTGACGACGTCCCCGGTGAACTTCGCCGCCAACCGCGCGAAGATGATCCGGTTCGCCACCACGCTCGCGTCTTCGATCTTCATCGCGTCCCCCTCCCTCATCCAGCCGCCTTGAGTTCGGTCTCGCCCGCCGCCAACAGCACTTCCTCCGTCGGGTGTCCTCCCGATGAGCGAGGGGCGTGGAACGACTCGTCGTCGCTCGACGCGTCCGGGTCCTCCCAGCCGTAGGCGTAGTCCGTCGCCCGGCGGTAGGCGTCGAGGATGTGGCCTTCGAGCCAAAGGCGGGTGGCCTGGTTGATCGGATAGGTCACGTCCACATGCCTGCCGTTCTGGAGCTGCCGCGAGGGGAAGGCCACGGACGTCCGGTCGCCGAGATGGAGGACCCGGATGTTCGTGATCGCGATCCCGTCGTTGAGGACCAGCTCCACCTTGGCCCTGAGCCCCGGGTAGGCCGGATCGTCTCGCAGGTGGATGCGGGGCGGCTCGCTGAGATAAAGCCCGTTGTGCATGTTCATGGCGTTCTTCCTGGTGATCATCGAAGTCCTCGATAGTGAATGGGGCGAACGGGATGGAGTGGGACGGGTGGATCAGAACGCGGGTTCGAGCCTCCCCTGGCGTCGGACCACCTGGCGCACGCCGTGCGTGAATGCCGCGAATCGCGCCCACTCGCCGGGGCCGGCGGTGCGCGGCATGAATCGGACGTCGCGGTGCCGGGCGTTGACGAAGGTGTCGATCACGGGTCGGCTGCCGGAGCCGGCCAGCCCGTCGGTCTGCTCGTACTGGCGGCGAAGGTCTGCTGTGAACATGCGAATCTCCTTGCTGAAGAAAGGCCGTGATGGGATGTAGAGCGAAACAGGGAAGGGCCGGTCAGCTCGCGGCCTGGTCGGGCACGGCGACGCCGTTGACGACCGAGGCGTGGCGGCCGGGCAGCCGGATCACGCCGACGCTCACGCCCGCCTCGGAGGCCGCCTCGCGGACCGCCTCGACGAACGCCGCCTCACGCATCTCCTCGGGCGTGAACCGGGCAGGCAGCCGCAGCGAGCCGGCCGGGGCCAGCTTCGTGACCAGCAGCACGCTCTCGTTCGGGTCGTCGGCGACCATGTACATGACCCCGGTCTCGGTCAGGTGGTGGACCGGCCCTTGCTCGCGGAGCGCGGGGGCCAACTCGTCGGCGATCCGCTCCTGGCGCCGCACGAGCTCGCGGGCCTTCTCGGTGTTCGACGCCAGCTCCGACCGGAGACGGTTGTCCTTCTCGTCGAGAGTGTGACCCTGCTCTTCGAGGGCGATGTATTCGGAGATCAGCCCGCGGGCGTGATCGGCGTTGGCGTTGGTCGCGTTCTTCAAGGCGTGCTCCTCTTCCTGGGTGAGGTTGGGGACGGGGGTGGTTCAGTCGGACCGTCGCAGCGACGCGATCACGACCAACTCGGCGAGCGTGAACGGCCTCATGATGTCGACCTCGACCTCGCCGAGCGGGATCATCGACCTGGCGATCGTTTCGAGGGCGGCGTCGCAGGCCCGACGCTGCATCGCGTCCTGGGGCTTGCGGCGAAGGATCAAGGTCGCGGTTTCGATGCTCATGATGCTCCTCCTCGCGAAAACGATGAATTTGGGAAACTTCGTAACAACGCCACTTTGTGCGGCGTATACTTTCGCGGCGTCACCCCGCGATCTTGCGTCGCCGGGGCTTCGGCTTGATCGGGTGTTCCCTGTCGAGCTTCTCGACGATCGCCTCCTCGATGAAGGCGTTCGACGGAACGCGTGTGTTCCGTCGGTGGTCCACGAGCCGGTCGTGGACTTCACCCCGGAGCCTGATCGTGACCCCGATGGTCAACGTCGCCTGCGACACTTGAGTCTCCTTTCGTGGGTCGGTTGCAACCTGTCAGTTGGTTGCTTCACTGGCCCAAGAATACGCTAGAAGGCTAGCCTTTGCAATAGGCTAGCCTATGAATTTTGCAAATTCGCTAGCCTTCGGGATATAACTCTTTACTGGAAAGGGCTATATGGCCACACTGGCGGACATGAAGCTCGACAAGAAAAAGCAGATCAGCTACCGATCCACCGACGAGATCGTGGCCAACCTCGACCTGGCGGCGGCCAGGCTGGCGTCGGTCAAGGTCTCGTTCGGCGGCGGCAAGCTGCGCACCGGGCATCTCGTGAACGCGATCGCGCTGTGGGTGGGCGAGATGCCTACCGAGGAGTTGGTCCGCTTCGCGAAGCCGAAGCTGGCCGCCCTGGAATCCTACCTGGGGCGGCTCGATGACGACGCGGACGACGACGACTTAATTGGTGCTCTGCCTGAGCATCCGATTCCGGTCCGCCCCCCTCGGGAGGTTAAGGCGCACAGCCAGGACTTGCCCGTCGTCGGAAAAACTCGCCGACCAGCCGGCAAGAAATGATCGCTCATGGGCGTTCCATTCCTCGCGAGAGCAGGTGACTTGTTCGACCTTCAGCGGCTCGCCCTGCACTTCAAAGAAATGCTCGACGTGACGCATGCCCGCGCCTCCCTGCTCCGGCGGTCGCCATCGACCTGGGGTAATGTGTCGACCATCGTACACCGCTGGACGTCTGCGCCCGAACGGTTTAAAAGATCAGGTTAGTAAGCCTGATCAAGGGCCGTCAATACGTGCTTGGGATGCATCGCGGATTTTTGCATCCAGGATCTGGATTCGGGCCGCCGGCGCTGTAAATTGTCGTGGTTGCAACCCTGTGGTTTCAATGGAGGCGGCGCGATGATTTGCGGGCTCGTGATGGCGACGGCGTTGGCGGGGCAGCAGGCGGTGGAGATCGTGGAGGCCGCGGACGACGGGCCGACGACCCAGGGCGTGTACGTTTCGGCGTCGATCTCGGACATGGAGGCGTGGGACCGCCGGTTCGTCGATCAATCCCCGCTCGATGCGAAGCCGGTCCCGGTCGCGAGGGTGGCGTTCGGGACGATGGCCAGGGTGATCGGAGAGTCGTCCGCGTCGTTCCGGGCGGACGACGGCACGATCGAGCGAATCCCGTTCAATCGCGTCGTCCTCCTCGATGGGGCGTTGGCCGGCGCCAAGGTCTACGTCTCGGCCCGCAGGTGCAAGGCGACCGACCGCAAGCCCGAGCCTCTCATCTCGCCTCGCGCCGAACCGGGTTTCGTCTCGCGAGAGACGGTGCTGAAGCAGATCAACGGGCTGGCCACGCCGTCTTACGTGTCGTCGAGCCCGGGTGAACTGATCGGCTACCTGGCGGACGGCGGCATGGACCTCAGTAAAGCGGTGCGCATGCCTCCGGGCGTCGCCGACGTGGGATATGGGATGCGCGCGAAAATCCTCGGCGAGTCGCGGATGGCGGACACGAACACGAGCACCGTGAAAGTCGGCTACGTGGTCGAGATGCTCGAAGGTGCGGCGAAAGGCTGCCGCGTGGTCGTCTATCCCACGTGGGTCGGGGAGCGGCCTCCGGGGTCTTCGCCGGCGGCCACGAGTCGGAGGGAAGAGGAGCTTAAGACCACGATCGCCCATCGAAAGGCCAGGCGGGCGGGACGTCGCGCGTACAGCCGCAAACGGGACCAAGAGGAAGCCGATGCGAGGGAGAAGGCCCAGGCCGAATACCAGGCGATGCTCCCCTTGCTCCTGGAGCAGCAACGCATCCAGCTCGAAGCGATGAACCAGGCCCAGCGGAACGCCGCGCTCCAGCGCATGGCGAAGGCGGCCGAGCGCGAGGCCGGCGCCGCCGAGTACCGGGCCGGGATGCCCCGGACGATCAAGCCGGACGGGACGGTCGGCTCGCAGTGACCGCCCTCCTCGTCGACTTGGCCTGCCAATTCATCACCACCGCCCTGTGCCTGGCCGTGCTCGCCGGCTGGTGGTGGAAAGTTCACGGCCGCCGCGCGTGGATGCGCGAATTGGGCCGCCGCGAGGCCGCGCGCATCCGCGAATGGCGGAACCGGGGCAGGCCGTTGGGCTGAGCCGACCAACTTCAACGGCCGCGGCCCAAGGCAGGCCCACGCACCCCATTGGAACGCTTGGAACGCTATTTCTAAACCCCTCCTGATTTAAAGAAATTGCACTATTGTACAGTAGAATGGGGTATTTAATTAAATATGGGGGGGGTTAGGAAAGGCGTTCTGAGCGTTCCAGTGGGGATTCCGCCGTCCGCTTGAAGCTGGTCGGCCCCGGATTCCTCGGCTGAATCGTGCGCGAGTCGGCTTTGACCCGGCGGTGAATCGTCGTATACTAAAGCAGGATAACGACATCCACCCCTAGGAGCACGCCGCCGTGCCGACTCCCAGGCTCTCCGAGCCCGCGCGCATGTATCGCGACGGCGTGTGGCTCAAGCAACACCGGTCCGGCCTCACGATCAAGGCGATCGCCGACGGGGCCGGCGTCAGCCCCCGCACCGTCCAGCTCGGGCTGAAGCGCGCCCGCGACGAGGTCGAGCGGATCGTCAGCGCCCCGTCCCCGGCGAATCGCTGGTGGTTGGACCTCGTCCCGCTGTTCCCCATCGACTCGTTCACGCCGCAATCGAAGTGCCCCCACCACGGCCCGATCCGGCCCGGCTCGCTGTTCTGCTGCATGGTGTGCTCCCGGACCGGAGTGGACGGCCACCCCGCGCTGCGGCGGGACCCCGCGACCGACCCGAGGCCCGAGCCGAAGCCGATCGAGCCGCCGCCGTCGAAGGCAGACGCCAAACCGCCCGCGCCGGAGACCCGCCGGGAGCGGCGGAAGCGCGAGGCGGAAGAGAGATCCAGGGGCCTGTCCCGAAAGGACGCCGCATGAGCGACGAGCCGAAGACGATCAAGGTGCGACTGATGGTGGAGTGCGAGGTCGGTGGGACGATGGACGACGGCCGCCTGCGCGAGATCGCAAGGCGCGTGGTCGCCGGCGCCGTCGCGAGGGACTCGGGCCACCGCGTCGGCGACGCCTGCACGTTCACCCGGCCGGGCGCCTGGGTCCTGGTCCGCGACCCCGTGGAACTCCCGGAGGATGCGGCCGACCCGTACCTCTCGGCGATCGCCGACGCCGTGGCGGAAACCGAATGGACGGAGGATTGCGTCCTCGAAATTACCGCCGCATGCACGGTCGCGATCACCCACCGCCACGGCGTGCGCACCGTCGAGATCAAGGATGGCGGGTCGAGAGCCGAGCGGCTGCCGTCCAAGGCCTGAACCGGGGCGCGGAAAGGTCGCATAAGCAAACGCCGATCGTCGGAAATACGTCGGGGACCATGTTCCGCTCCATTCCCCTCCATTCCCCTCTGTTCCTCTTAAAGCCGGATTCCGGCACGATCATGCGTGAATCGGTCTTCTTACCTGGGGCAAAGAGAACGACGCAAGCCCCTGATTGCCAAGAGCTTGCGTCGATTTATGGGCTGCGGATTTAAGCTGGGGATCAAGGATTCGAACCTTGACTAACTGATCCAGAGTCAGTTTAACGTGCAGATGCAAACCTGTAAAGGCGCAATAACTTAAGTGCGATTCACGGAACCCCGCGTCGGGAATACGTCGGAACGGGGGTCTGGAAGCCGGGCAGGCCGCATAAAACACGGGGTTTTGGTGATTTCAGGGGCCTGGGGCGGAAAGCGAGGTCGTCGTGGACCGAAAAGGCTTGAGGGTGGTCGGCTGGCCGGACCGGTGCGGCGACGCGCCGCCGGCCCCGCCGGTGGTCGCTCCGTTCGGCAGGGTCGGCGGGCATCCGGTCGACCTGGTCATGTGGCGGGGCGCCCGGCCGCCGGACGGCGACGCCGTGTGGCACCCCTTCGGATGCTGGGTGGCGCTCAGGTTCAGCGCGTCCGTGGCGGGTTGAGCCTCACTCGGCCTTGCGGCCGAACTCGGTGGCGTGGACGCGGTCGACCGCCTCGACGATCACGGCGGTGTTGGTGACGGGCGGCCTGCCCTCGCCCCACCGCGCGGCCAGGGCCTCGATCTTGGCCAGCGTGGCGGCCGGAAAACGGAAGCTCTGGCGGACTCGAGGGGCGGGGGTCGGCCTGGGTCTGTCGGTCATGATTGATCCTTTCGGGGGAGGCGACGTCCTAATTTCAGCCTTCTGGCCCTCACGGCCGTTGCGGTGCGGCCCAGGCGCTCGGCGATCTCCGCATCGGACGCGGTGCCGAGGAGGTCCTCCTCTTCCGGTGTCCAGTCCAGGGGATGGACCCTGGCGCGCGCCGCCAGCGACATGGCAAGTCGGGCGGCCTCGCTTTTCGGCCGTCTCGCGGCGGCGGCCGCGGCGGCGCGGAATCGCGGGTGCAAAGGGAGCCCCCGACGCGCCGCCGATTTCCTGGCGGACGCTTCGGGGGACGCCGCCGCCAGCATCGCCTTGCGACGGACGTCGTCCGTAATCTTGTCGGGGACGTACTCGCGATGCAGTCGACTGGTCCCCTCCGTGGTGCGTCCGACGCCCAACGCCCGTCGCCAACTCTGAACGGTCCTCAACGTGACGGCCCAATGGTGCGCGACGGCCTGTTCGCTCTCGACTCGCACCGCATCGACGAGATCGCCGCACAGGATGAGCGACGGTCGGGGGTTGCATCGCCAGTAGGGCCACGGGATCGGGCCGTCGGACCAACCGAGCACCTTGACGTCGCCGTCCCGCTTTTCGCACGTGAGGACGTCGCCCCGCTTGACCGGCGGCGCGACGTAGGGGCCGTGGATCAACTTGAGTCGATCGGCGTCATCCATCAGTCGACCCACATGGGACAGAGGACCTCATGGTCGATCTCGCCCGTCTTCACGTCGCGGATCGCGACGTACGTCCAGTCGTCATCCCACCCGTGGACGTTCGGCCTCCCCACGCCTTCGGCGACCTCGCGCCGCTGGGCGTCGTGGATGTCGCCGAAGCACTCTCGGTACTCGTCCACCGTGTCGAGATCGACGTCGTCGGCGATCCGGTCGTCGGTGAGTCGGTACGTCCCGTCGCCCTGGTCGACGAGCCCGTAGATATGGATCTCGCGAATCTGATTCGGTCCGGTCTGGGTCGTGGTCGCCATCGTCTCGTCTCCTCGTGCTGGCTGGTTTCAGGTCCGCGTCTCGTCTCCACACCCGAACTATACAACGTGTGTCATGACATGTCAAGACAGACAGGGTGGTTTTCTTGGATTCAGCTTGGGCTGACGCCTGCTTATCGAAAATGATAAGCAGGTATCAGCGGCGTTGCATTGCGCTCCCCGAAAATTTCATCTCCTTTCACGTAAGCCAGTTGCGTTGAATTACGGTCGTCATCCAAACAAATTCGGATCGGCGTGCAACCGTTCCCGGTAGGTGGCCACGAAAACCCTGCCGACGCGGAAGACTCATGCCGATCAAGCTTTGCGCCCTCGCCCTCGCCCTGCTGCTCCCGTGCGCGTCGACGCCGACCGCCGGGGCGCAGGCCCCCGACGACCGCGGCGAGGCCGTCTCCGGCCGGCCGGAGTACCAGGGCGTCGCTGCCAACGCGCCGATCCCGCCCGAGCAGCACATCCGCAACGAGGGCGGGGCCGACGGCGCCGGGCTCTGCGTCATCTCGGCGATCCTGTCCAACGGGATGTACCAGAAGGTCCCGGGACTGGAAGGCGGGAAGCAATCCGAACTGTGGCGGACCGCCAAGAGTCGGCCCGGCGGATACTACCCCGGGAAGCTGGAAGCCCTGCTGAAAGAAGTCCTCCCCGGCGAAGAGTGGTTTAGCTGGGAGGGCAAGGGGACCGACCTGGTGGCCGAGTATTCGGCCCAGGGCTACCCTGTCGCGACCACGACCAACACCGGCGCGCTCTACGGCTATCAGTCGATCCACCACATGATCCAGGCCGCCCACTTGGACAGCCGGTGGGCCTGCATCGTCGACAACAACGACCCCGGGCGCTACCACTGGATGCCGCGCGCCGAGTTCGACCGGCGGTTCGTGGACGGCGAGCAGGGCTGGGGCGTCGTCTGGCTCCGCAAGCCCAAGGTGTTCGCGTTCGCGCTGTCGGCGGCGGCCGTGCTGCTGGTCGCGTCCGCCGTGCTCGTCCATCACGGGGCAAGTCGATGAAGACGCCTCCATTCTCCTCAATCAAAGCCTTCGGAGTGATCACGATGCTGTCCTTGATCGCGGCGTGCGTTGTCGCGCAGATGCCGGCGGGCCCGACGCCCGATCCGGCCTGGTACTGGACGACCATCTACGGCCAGAGCGTCCAGGTGTGCGGGGTCACGGCCCCGGACGGCAAGCTCCGGTGGACGAGGGATTGGCGGGGGGATGAGCGGATCGCCCCGAGCGAGCTGGAGCGCCGAGAGAAGGCCGCGGCCATCGACCAGCGACCGCCCCCCCCCACGCCTTCGCCCCAGGCCCCGGCGGTCAAGCCGGCGATCAATTACGGCGTGAACGTCGAGCAGCTCACCGGGGACGGCCGGACGATCCGGGCCAGCGACCCGGCGACGCTGGCGAAGGTGAAGGCCGTCGTCGAGTCGGCCCGGCGGAAGACGCCGGAGTATTGCGAGGTCCACGGGACGGACAAGTGCCCCAACGGCGGCGGCTGCAAGCCGAAGCCGGCCGAGCCGGAGCGGAAGCCCGGTATCGTCGAGCGGGCCGAGGACGAGGTCAAGAAGCTGCTGCTCTACGCGATCGCGGCCATCGTCGTCCTCGCGGCCGTCTTCGTGGTCCTCCAATCCAAGCCCCGAACGTGAGGCCGTCGCCATGAGCACCGACCACATGATCCTGGGAGGCGCGGTCGTCGTCTTCCTCCTGGCGTGCATCTACGCCTTCCGCAACCGCAACGGCGTCGGCATGAAAGCGATCGTCCAGTCGATCGCTGAGCCGCTGAAGCGCGCCGAGGCCGTCGAACCGTCCGCCGCGCAGCTCCTCGTCAAGCTTCACGACACCCTCGACGCCGAGGGCAAGATGACCGCCGCGCTCCGCACCGTGGGCCGGCTGGCCAACTCGCTGGCCGACCAGCACGAGGCGAAGATGGGCACGGTCGTCGCCCCAAAAGACCCGCCGGCCGCGTCGTAGCGCGGCGAGATTTCGGACCGTGGTGTTTCGTCGTCATCCATTCCCGTTCGTCCCCAGACTGAGGACCAGCCCCTTGCGATACGTCTTCGGCCCCGCGTCCGCCGCCGCCCCGCTCGCCCCCAAGACCGCCACGCCGACCGGCCTCGAAGACCTTTTCCCGGTCATCGCCGGCCGGGACGATTCGGGCCTCACGCTCGACTTCCCGGCTTACGACCCGGCCAAGACGCAACCGCCCGCCGAGGCGCGGGCCTACTGGATCTTGGAGGGCATGCCCGAGAAGACCGCCGACGAGTTGGTGGCCTCGGCCACGCCTTGCTCGACCGCCTCGCTGGCGATCGGCCCCGAAGGGCACGCCGGCCTCAAGCTGCCGACTCCCGACGCCGCGTATCCCGCGCCCGGGACGCCGGCCGTCAGCTACCTCGTCAAGACGGTGCTCGGGTTCAATGTCTGAGTATCTGACGCTGGACGACCGGGTCGGCCTGCTCACTGTGCTCGCCACGATCCTGGGCGTCTACGGCGTCGCGCTGGTCGGGATGCTGGCCAAGGACTGGCTCGACGACAGGTTCCGGCCGCGATTCTGAAGCAACCTCGACGAGGCAACGACAGTGGCGAGGTCGGCCCCCTGCGAATGGGGGCGCCCCAGGCTGAGCGGGCTCGAATCCCGCCCTCGTCGATGACCTGCTTATCAGGAATGATAAGCAGGTGCAATCGTCCGTAAGGCTGGCGCCACGCAGCCCGAAACGAGCCGCCCGACTAGCGCTGGAACGGCGGCCACGTCAGGCTGAATGACGGTTCGATTCCGCTCCGGACGGCCTTTCGGCCTCGGTTCTGATCCAGGCCCCCACGGTGGAGGGACAGGAGTGGCCGCGTGGATCTCACTTACAAGCAGCGGCTTTTCGTAAGCTTCTACCTCGGGGAAGCCAACGGGAATGCGACGAAAGCGGCTCGCTTGGCGGGCTATTCCTCGCCCGAAAAGCAGGGATATCAATTACTAGGGAAAACTAGGATTCGCGCGGCCGTCGATTCGGCCCTCGCCGCGGCCGCGATGTCGTCAGACGAGGTGCTCGCCCGGCTGTCCGAATTCGCCGCCGCCGATCTTTCCGACTACGTCACGGTCGGCGACGACGGCGAGGGCTGGGTCGATCTGACCAAGGCCAAGCGGCGGCTCCGCGTGGTCAAGAAGCTGAAGTTCACCAGGAAGACCTTCGAGCGGGACGGCATCGCGACTTCGGACACGACCGCCGAGATCGAACTGCACAGCCCGCTGACGGCGCTCGACAAACTGGCCCAGTATCACGGCCTCTACCGAGACCGTGAGGCGGTTGGAAAGGACGGCGTTCCGCTCGTCCCTCAAGGCATCACGGTCGAGTTCGTGGACGCGCCGGAACGACCGGATGAAGATCCAACTGCCTAGCAAGATGCGTCCCGTCTTCGACGGCCCGGCCCGCTATCGCGGGGCCTACGGCGGCCGGGGCAGCGCCAAGAGCCGGTCGTTCGCGGCGATGCTCCTCATCGACGGGATGCGCGAGCCCGGCCCGCTCCTCTGCGCCCGAGAGCTTCAGATCAGCCTCAAGGATTCGGTCCACGCCGAATTGTGCGGCCTGGTGGACGACTTGGGATTGGACGGGGTCTACGAGTACGGACGGGAGTACCTCCGGACCAAGCCGGGCTACTTCCCCGGCGGCGCGCAGACCGAATTCGTCTACAGCGGCTTGCGGCACAACTCCCAGGGGATCAAGTCCAAGTCGCGGTTCCGGCGGTGTTGGGTCGAAGAGGCCGAGTACGTCACGGAGCAATCCTGGAAAGACCTGATCCCGACCATCCGAATGCCGGGCTCGGAAATCTGGCTGACGTGGAACCCGGAGGTCAAGGGGAGCGCGACCGACCGGCGGTTCATCGAGTCGCCGCCGGCCGACGCCCGCATCGTCGAGGTCAACTGGCGGGACAACCCGTGGTTCCCGGCCGTGCTCGACCAGGAGCGGCTCAACGACCTCAAGCGGGATCCGGACTCGTACCACCACATCTGGGAAGGCAAGTACGCGACCCGCAGCGACGCCCAGGTCATGCACGGCAAATGGAGCGTCGAGGCGTTCGAGCCCAACGTGGACGCCAAGGCCGGCCCGGTCTGGGACGGCCCCTACGACGGGGCCGACTGGGGCTTCTCGGCCGATCCGACCGTCCGCGTCCGCTGCTGGATCTTCGATGGGAAGCTCTACGTCGAGCGGGAAGCCTACGGCAAGCACGTCGAGCTCCTCGACCTGCCGGCGCTGTTCGACCGCTTCCCGGACTCGCGCAGGGTGCGGATCCGGGGCGATTCGGCCAGGCCCGAGACGATCAGCTACATGAAGGGCCAGGGCTTCGCGATCGAGGCCGCGGCGAAGTGGGCCGGGTCCGTCGAGGACGGCGTCGCCCATCTCCGCGGGGCCTACGACCGCATCGTGGTCCACCCCCGATGCGTCCGCACGGCGGAAGAGATGCGGCTCTACAGCTACAAGGTCGACCGCCGGACGGGCGACGTCCTGGCCGACCTGGTCGACAAGCACAATCACTGCATCGACGCGATCCGCTACGCCATCCAGCCGCTCATCAAGCGGCCCGGCACGGCGACCGCCGCCCCGCTGAGGATGTGACCGACGATGGCCGACGAACTCAACCTCAACCTCGGCTCGACCGGACCGACCGGGGACGACGTGTCCGCGAAGTCCCACGCGGTCGAATGCATGGCCGAGACGTGGCGGCTCGTCGAGGACCTGATGGGCGGCACGGCCGCGATGCGGAAGGCGTGCAAGCGGCACCTGCCGCAGTGGCCGGCGGAAGACTTCTTCTCCTACGAGTTCCGCCGCAAGACCGCGACGCTCTTTCCCGCCTACCGCCGGACGGTGTCGGTGCTCGTCGGCAAGCCGTTCAGCAAGCCGCCCACGCCCAGCGAGGACATGCCGGAGCGCATCAAGGCGTGGCTCGAAGACGTGGACCGCGAGGGCCGCAACCTGGCCGCGTTCGCCGCCGACCTGTGCACCGACGCGCTGGCCTACGGGCTGTGCGGCATCCTCGTGGACGCGCCGCCGGGCGAGGGGCTCCGCACCGTCGCGGACGAACAGGCGGCCGGAATCCGGCCGTATTTCGTCCACGTCACGCACGACATGATCCTCGGTTGGCGGACCGAGCGGCGGGGCGGGGCCACGGTCCTCTCCCAGCTGCGGCTGATGGAGTCGGTGGAGGAGCCCGACGGCGCGTTCGGCACGAAATGCGTCCAGCAGGTCCGGGTCCTGGAACCCCGTAAGTGGGCGACCTACCGTAAGGTCAAGGGCGCGACCGGCGCCGAGTCGTGGGATCTGCACGAGCGGGGGACGACCAGCATCGACGTGATCCCGTTCGCCCCGGTCTACGGCTACCGCAAGGGCTTCCTGCAGGGCGTCCCGCCCATGCTCGACCTGGCGTACCTCAACGTCGAGCACTGGCAGAGCAAGTCGGATCAGCAGAACATCCTCCACACCGCGCGCGTGCCCATCCTGTTCGCCAAGGACATGGAGGGCGACGACCTCCACGTGGGCGCCGGGGCGATCGTCAAGGCGACGTCGGCGACGGCGGACCTCCGGTTCGTCGAGCACTCCGGGTCGTCGATCGAGGCCGGCCGGCAGTCGCTGCTCGACCTCGAGGACCAGATGCGGCAGATCGGGGCCGAGCTGCTCGTCATCAAGCCCGGCAACACGACCGAGGTTCAGACCCGCCAGGACAACGAGCCGGCGATGTGCGACCTCCAGAGGATCATGCAGGCCCTGGAAGACGCGCTCGACCTCGCGCTCAGCTTCATGGCCAGGTTCGTCGGCGAGCCCACCGGCGGCACGGTGGCGATCTACAGCGACTTCGGGGTGGCCACGCTGCAGGAGGCGTCGGCCCAACTGCTGGCCTCGATGCAGGAGGCCGGCTCGCTCAGTCACGCGACCCTGCTCAACGAGCTGAAGCGACGCGGCGTGCTGTCCGCCGACGTGGACGTGGGCAAGGAGGTCGCGGCTTCGGCCGACGAACGCCAGGCGGCCCAGGACGCGGCGGCGGCGCGCGAGCAGGCCATGCTCCAGGCCGCCCAGGACCACGCCGCCTTCCACCAGCACGATTCGCAGCACGACCAGGCCATCCCGTTCGGGGGCCAGTGAGCCACCTTCCCAATCATCAGAAAGGAAATCGATCGTGCATTACCGCAACGGCCGCGAAGCGAAGAACGGTGACAAGATCGTGAAGCTGGACGGCGGGAAAGTCGTATCGTTCGGCGTGCTGCACGGCGCGACGCCCGGCAACGACTACTGCAACGGCAACATCGCGACGATTCAGTCGCCCAACGATTACGCCTGCATGTGCGACTGCCTCCACATCGACGACGTGGCGGACTTGCTCAAGCAACAGGGTCTCGACCAACGGCCCGCCGGAAAGTAATTCGCGCCGGTCTACTGCTCAGCGATTCGACGGCCGACGTCGCGGACGCGGCGCGGCGACACCGGGCCGGACGGCCCTTCCCAGCATCGGGCGGAAGCCCAAGGATAGCGACTCGTGAAGTTGAAGACCATTGAAATGAACGGGACGACCTACGCCGAGATCCAGGACGGCAAGCCCGTCTACGAGGCCGACGACGGCAAGGTGATCGCGTTCGACGCGGCGTACACCAACGCCACGATCAAGCGGCTCAACGCCGAGGCCAAGACGCACCGCGAGGCCAAGGAGTCGGCCGAGGCCAGGCTCCGCGACTTCGCGGACCTCGACCCCGAGGCGGCCCGCAAGGCGATCGAGACCGTCCGCAACTTCGACGACAAAAAGCTGATCGACGCGGGCGAGGTCGAGCGGGTCAAGCGCGAGGCCAAGGACGCCTACGATCGGCAGTTCGAGGCCCAGTACAAGCCGATCGAGGCCGAGCGGAACGCCCTCAAGAGCCAGCTCCACAACGAACGGCTCGGCACGGCGTTCAACCGCTCGAAGTTCATCGCCGACAAGTTGGCCATCCCGGTCGACATCGCCCAAGCCCGGTTCGGCAGCCACTTCAGCGTCGGCGACGACGGCCGGATCACGGCGAAGGGGCCGGACGGGAACCCGCTCTACGGCCGAGCCAACCCCGGCGAGCCCGCCTCCTTCGACGAGGCCCTTGAGATGCTCGTCGAGGCCTACCCGCACCGAGAGCACATCCTCAAGGGCTCGGGCGCGTCCGGGGGCGGGGCCGGCGGCGGCCGATCCGCCGACGGCAAGCGGACGATCCCCCGTTCGCAGTTCGACGCGATGAGCCCAGCCGACCGGGCGACGATCGCCCGAGACAAGAACGTCGCCATCGTCGACTGACCAAGCCTTTCGATTCGAGCCGCGGGGCGGACGCCCCACCCATTGCCGCCGGATGGCGGACCCCACGTTTCCGACCACCCAGCAGCCCGCTTTGTGCGGGCCGTAACGCATTGGAGTAATCCGCCGTGGCCAACACGCTCACCGACCTGATCCCCGACCTCTACCAGGCCCTCGACGTCGTGTCGCGCGAGATGGTCGGGTTCATCCCCGCCGTCAGCCGGAACTCGTCCGCCGAGCGGGCCGCGCTGAACGAGACGATCCGCGTCCCGATCACCCCGGCGGTGTCGCTGATCGACAACACGCCGGCCGTCACGTCGCCCGACAGCGGCGACCAGACGATCGGCAACGTCTCGATCGCGATCACCAAGAGCAAGAGCGCCCCGATCCGCTGGAACGGCGAGCAGCAGCGCGGCATGCAGAACGCCGGCACTTACAGCTCGGTGCTCGGCCAGCAGTTCGAGCAGGGCTTCCGGGCGATCGTCAACGCGATGGAGGCCGACCTGTTCGCGGCGGCCTACCAGGGCGCGTCGCGGGCCTACGGCACCGCCGGGACCGCGCCGTTCGGGACGGCCGGCGACCTGTCCGACGCGGCCCAGCTCCGCAAGATCCTCGACGACAACGGCGCGCCCCAGAGCGGGCTGCATCTCGTCCTGGGGTCGTCGGCCGTGGCCAACCTCCGGGGCAAGCAGACCATCCTGCTGAAGGCGAACGAGGCCGGCTCCGACGCCTTCCGACGCACCGGCGCGATCGTCGAAATCCCCCTCGACGGCTTCATGCTCCACAACAGCAACGCCGTCCAGGTGGTCACCAAGGGCACCGGCTCCAGCTACGTCACGTCGGGCTCGACCGCCGTGGGCGTGGGAGACATCGCCCTCGTGACCGGCACGGGGACCGTCCTGGCGGGCGACGTCGTGACCTTCGCGGCCGACGCCAACAACAAGTACGTGGTCAACACGGGGATCACTGCCCCCGGCACGATCACCATCGGCGACCCCGGCGCCCGCGTCGTGATCGCCACCGCGAACGCGATGACGATCGGCGGAAACTACACCCCCAACGTCGGCTTCCACCAGAGCGCCATCCAGCTCGTCACCCGCGCCCCGATCCGGCCGCTCGGCCCCAACGGGCAGCCGATGGACGCGGCCGACGACGTCATCTACATCACCGACCCCGTCACCGGGATCATGTTCGAGGTCGCCGTCTACCGGCAGTTCAAGCAGGTGCTGTACCTGGTCGGCGCGGCCTGGGGCTGTGCGACGGTGAAGCCCGCGCACGTCGCGACGCTTATCGGATAACCCACCCGGGGCGGCGGTCTTCGCGGGCCGTCGCCCCGCATCTTTTTCACGTCGAGGCGAGGGGGCGGCCTGATGTTCGGACGTTGGAAGCGGCGGTACGAAGAGGCCGTGGGCCTGTGCCACGACCTCGCGGACGAAAGCGACAAGTGGAGGCGTTTGGCGAACGAACGGTCCGTCAGCAACAAGACGCTGATCGACGAGGTCGTCAAACTGCGACGCGAGATCCGCGAGGCCAAGGCCCAACTCGCCGCCGCCGACTTCCCGCTCGAAGCGGAGCGGGCCGAGAACGAGCGGCTCCGCGCCAGGCTCAAGACGACGGTGGATGAGCGGAACGCCGCCAAGGGCCAGTCCATAGAAACGCTGGCCGATCTCATCCAATCCAAGGAAGCGACGATCAACGCTCTCGAGCAGCGTGACGCCGCGATCAAGGAACGCGACGAGTGGCGTGAGGTCGCCGAGTCCGCTTCCACCGTGACCGCCCGCGTCTTCGCGCTCTGCCGCGGCTTCATCACCGACCTATCCAGGCTGAAGGAGATCGCCGATGCCCCCAGCGAACCCGACCCCGCCGACGACCGCCCCCAGCTCGACGCCGAGTCCGGCGTCCGCTTCCGCGTCGGCTGCATCGTCCACGAATCCGGCCCAGCCGACGGCCTCCAGCCCGACGCCGAACCCGACCACGCCGCCGTCCAAGGCGACGGGCCCGACTTCATCCGCTTCCCCGGCTTCGCCGACCCCGACACCGACCCCGACGCCGCCTGAGCCCGACTCGTCGCTCGTCGAGGTCCGCAAGCACGGCGAGAGCCTCCGGGTCCACCCCACGACCGTCGCCGCCCACGTCGCCGCCGGCTGGCGTGTCGCGCCCGATCCGTCCTGACCCTCCTTTCCGTCGCCTCGCTTCCGCTTGTGCAGGAGAAGACATGGGAATCCAGTCCTCGCATTGGATCGACGACGAAGCCCCCGAAGGCGGCCAGACGTTCGGCCCCGGGTTCGCCATCGCCTGGCAGCGCGGGCCGATGGTCGACAAGGACGGCGCCAGGTTGCAGCAGAACGGTGCGTTCGTCGAGGACGTCATCAAGGCGGCGATCGATCGCATCCTGCACTACCAGTCCACGAAGTTCGCCAGCGCTTACAACTCGTCGGCCGTCGCGCATCTCTACTTCGCCCTGGATTCGCTGAACCAGAGGACGGCCGGCCGCGAGGCTCGCGGGGTCGAAGGCACGCACGAGGTCTGACGCATGCTGACCTTCTCGAAGCGCCAGGGCATGGCGGACGCCGAAGTCCTCCAGCTCATGACGGCGACCGACTCCGGCGGGTACGCCAAGCTCACGGACAAATACGACGGCTCCGAGGAATTGCTCTGCGTCCTCTGGCCGGGCGACGACCGATCGATCACGACCACGCTGCCCGCGTCGTGGGACGACGGCCCGCTCGGCAAGGTGCGGATCGAATTCCCGGCCGACGTCACGACCACGCTCGAACCGACGTGGTACGGCGGCCTGCTGTCGCTGGCCTCCGATTCGACGCTCCTGGCCGAGTTCCGCGTCGTCGTCGAGGCGGCCCCGGGCTCGGCCGCGCCGCCCAAGGTCTACCACCGCTACCAGGACCTGGTGGACGAGTTGCCGTGGGTCGGAAAGTTGGCCGACCAGCTCAACGACCAGGGCGGGTTCGTCGAGGTCGCCGCCGCGGCCCGGCGGTGGATCGACGCCGCGATCCTGCGGAGCGTCCCGGTCCGGGGGGCCTACGGCTCGCCGTGGTACGGCTTCTCGTCGTGGGACGATTCGTACAACGGCGTCTACGGCTCGCTCGGCCAGGCGGAAGACCCCGACGTCGCCGCCGCGCTCGACGCCGACCAACTCGACGTCACCACCGCCACCGGCCGGCGGTTCGTCGAGGCCAGCATCTACTGGACGCTCGCCAAGGTGCTCAAGAGGGCGGTCGGCATGCAGGCCAACAACGACCTGCTGAAGCTCTCGGACGAGTACAAGGACGCGGCCGACAAGAAGCTCGCCACCTGCGTCGCCGTGATCGACACGAACGGCGACGGCGTCCCCGAATACGTCCTGCCGCTCAACCGCCGTCGGATGATCCGCATGTGACGCGCCCGCGTCCGCTTCGCCCCATCAACACGAGGCGTCCATGATCGACGGCCTTCCGCGCAGCGGCCGCGCCGCCATGTACCGCCGGATCTGCGACCAACTCCAAACCGACCCCGTGCTCTCTTACGTCGTCAAGTCGTGGGACGTGTACGACGGCCAATCGGCGGACCAGGTCCCCGGCAACTTGATGTCCTGCCCGTACATCAAGCTCATCCCGCAACTCGGGGCGGCCGTTTGGTACAGCCCCGACGCCCAACTCGGCCCGCTTGAGATCCGGATCGAGGCCGGAATCGCCGGGCTGGACGCGCTCGACTGCCTGGATTTCTGGGGCGCGTTCGAGCGGGCGATCTACCCCTACGACGACCGCGACAAGCAGCTCGCGTTCGAGCAGCAGCTCCGCGACCTGGGGGCCGAGACGGGCCAGATCCAGTTTTCGCGCCCCGCGTCGATCGCGTCCCTGCCCGACGCCAACACCGGCCTCCAGTACACCCTGCTCGGGATGATGTCGATCGACGTCGTCCGGCCCTTCAGCCCGTAAGGATCGCCCCATGTCCGCACGCGAATTCGCCCTGATCGTCCAGGAGACGGCTTATGGGACGCCCGTGGCCGTCGCCGACCGCGTGATCGGCACCAACGCCTGGTACCTCCGGCTCAGCGACCCCAACAGCTTCAGCATGCAGGCGGTCCCGATCGTCGGCGACATCATGTACGGCGGCGGCCTGGCGACCCCGGCGTGCGCGTACAGCGACCAGGTGACGTGCACCGGCCAGCTCTCGGGCGTCCTCTACGCCGGGCCCTACGCCAAGATGATCGCCGATTGGGGGCTCACCCAGATCAGCAGCGACCGCACCGCGCCGTGGGTCACCACCGACTCGGCCGGCGTGATGCCGCCCACGGACCTGGCCAGCGTGTCGATCTACCACGGCATCCAGCGGAGCGACGGGACTTACGACCGCCGCCGCTACTCGGGCGTCAAGGTGCTCTCCGGCTCGATCACGTCGAGCAGCCAGGACCGGCTGGCGAAGTTCAGCCTCCAGATCCAGGGGCAGCGGGACGACATGAACGCCGCGGGGACGGTCGCCTATCCGGACGCGACCGAGTTCCCGTTCCCGACCGAGACGGACATGCCGTGCAACCCGTACCTGTTCAGCCACACGAGCGGGCTGCTCAAGATCGCGTCGGCCCGCACGCAGTACGACTCCATCGGCCTGGCGTGGACGAACACGATGGCCGCGAAGTGGTTCGAGAGCAAGTATGCGCAGTTGATCAAGTTCTGCGGCCGGAACACCAAGCTCTCGGCCAACCTGTACATGAAGGCCAGCCCCGACGACCTGGCGAGCCTCAAGGCGCTCACCAAGCTCGACGTCGAGCTGTCGTTCAACAACGGCACCAACAGCCTCAAGTTCGACCTGAACACCAATAACCTGTTCAGCCAACTCGGCCGCGACCTGCCGTTGAATTCCACCTATTCGTGGAACGCCACGGTGCAGAACTACTACGACGGCTCGACGTCCAGCGACGTCGTGGTCAGCTCCACCTGATCCAACCCCACGGCCGAAAGGCGGCGGACCGCTCGTCGCGGCAAACCGTCGCCCACGGGCGCGCGGCCGTGGGGTTTCCCAGCCCGACGAGGCGACGCGACGAGAGAGACTCGGCAGCAGTTGATCGACCGGCTGATCTCCGAACGGGCCGCCCGCGAGGCTGAACGCGGCATGGACAAGCAGATCGAAGGGGCTCCCCCGCCCGGGGCGATCACGATCAAGCACCTGATCGGCCACCTGGTCCGGCTCAAGATCGGCGACCCCTTGATCAAGGGCCTGGTCTTCGGCTTCGACGTCCGGCAGACCGGGACGACCTACCACGTCTGCTGGGGCGACAACAGGCAGTCGTCCGAGCACTACGACTTCGAGCTTGAAGCGGTCGAGGCCGACTGACGAGGCGATGCGATGGCGGCGACCTTCTTCGTCTTGAAAGCCGGGATCGCGCCGCCCGAGCTGGCCTCCCAGCCCGACCACGTCAAGTTGATGTTCTTCGGCTGGGTCGTCGAGTTGGGCTTGAAGCGGAAGGATTGGGAACTCGCCCGGGGCCTCAACGCCAGGGGCGAGCCGCTGCCGGGGATCGCTCCCGCCACCCGCAAGCACCGCGTTTCGGCGATGACCCCCAGCGGCCGGGGCGACCCGAGCGCGCCGTACCTGATGCCGGGCCGGGGGCTCTCCCGGACCCGATCGCTCCTCACGGGGAAGGCCCACCTTGACTACGCCGAATTCTTCTGGCGGTACGACGCCCACACCGGAGACCAGTGGGGCCGCGTCCTCGCGTGGCATGCGGCGCGCGGCAAGGCTTACGACGTGGTTGGCCTCTCTCCCGCCGGAATCGCGAGCGTGGCTGCTGCGGCCCAGAAGCGATGGAGGCTGTGGTTGGCGGGCGCCGCGACAACGCCTGACGCTCTCCCTGTCGAACGGCGGATTGCTGCCGGGGTGGACCGAGGCCGAGGCGAGCCTTTGGGCCGGACCAACCTGACCTTCGCCACGTTCGGCGTCGGCGGCACGAAGGAGGAGGCCCAACGGGCGATCGACGAGGGGCGCAGCAGCGGATTCCGCACGGCGGCCGAGTGGGAACGCTACTTCCGCGAGAGGCGGCCCACGCCCTCGCTGGCGAGCCCCGCGACGACCGCCCCGTCCGTCAGGGCGGGCGCGTCCAACGTGCTCCTGCAGCACGTCTGGGGCGGTCCGCCGAAGCCGCCTCCGGCCGTCATGGCTCGGGCCGCGTTGCCGCCGGCTCCGGCCGCGCCGCCCAGGACTATGACGGTACCTCCGAAGGCTGCGACGGTACCTCCGAAGCCTATGACGGGACCTCCCGCCGCCGCGCCCCCCGCGTTCCCGCCCTCCACCGCGACGGTCGCGTATTCGGGTGGGACCGCCCGCGAACGAAAGGCGTCGGAGGATGCGGCGAGGCGGGTCCTGAAGGGGATACCGCCCGAAGACTACGCCTCACTGGTCGGCGCGCCCGACGGGGCCAAGGTGACGTTCGGCGAGGACGGCCTGTTCGCCGTCGCCTACGATGTCGAGCACCCCAGCCTTGAAGCCATGCGGGGGCGGATCGTCAACACGGACGAGGGCTTCGGCGGGTCGCGGCATCACGAGCCCCACGTGCTCTACGTAAAGGGGTCGGAGCGCGGCAAGGGCGTCGGAGCCGAGGTCCACGGCCGGCGGGTGGCCTACGGCGTCAAGCACGGCCTGACGACGATCCGCATCCACGCGGCGAGGGGGTCGGAGGAGATCGGCTACATCGTCTGGCCGGCGATGGGCTACGACGGCCCCCTGCCTGAATCCGTCCGCAAGATCCTGCCGGCCCCCCTCAAGGGCCGGACGACGATCCAGGAACTGCTGTCCGACGTGGAGGGGCAGAAATGGTGGAAAGAGAAGGGCGTGGGGATCGACGTGAAGTTCAGCCTGAAACCGGGAAGCCCGTCCATCATGCGTTGGGCGACCTACTGGACGAGAAGGCTCGCGCGAAGAAGCCCGTGACGATCTTCCCGCCCGGCTCCGAGCCGGCCAACGAACTCGGTCTCACCGGCGACGAGATCGAGGACGCCCTCGCGTCGCTCCGCGACCTCGCCAAGGAGGAGAAGCGGAGGAAGCCTTGAGCGTCATCGTGGACACGACCGGGCTAGGCCGTCTCGTCGGCCGGCTGAACCGGATCGCCAAGCCGAACGCCGCGCTGCTCATGGCGACCTACGTCCAACACACCCTGCCCGACGACAACCGGCGGGGGATACTCGCCGGCATCGACAAGGACGGCCTGCCGTTGGCGCCGGTGACCTACCGCCCCAAGGGGCCGACGGTCGGCATCAAGGAGAAGTCGGCGGCCCGGTTCAGGAACAACCAGCCGGCGAACAGGCGGGGCGTGTTCCTCGGCTTCGGGCCGCACGCTTCGGGCCTCCACAACAACCTCGCGCGGGGCGAGTACGAGCAGTTGACGGGGCCGCCCTTGGCCCCCCGCGGGCCGTTCAGCCGGGTCATCACGAACTACACGTGCGATTGGGAAGTGTCGCCCGACGGCCTGGTGTGGACCGCTTACGGCGTCTGGATCGACGTCGTGGACGTGAAGGGTCGGAAGTTCCTGAGCCACCTCTTCAACGGGGGCCGGCACCTCCCTCGCCGCGACATCCGGGGCCTTCGGCCGGAGGGCCGCGCCAAGGCCCGCAGAGAGTTCATCGCGTGGGCAAGGGATCAGATCCGCATCCAGCCGGCCGGCTTCTTTTCTGGCGCCGCATAGGAGGCGACGGTGGACGACGAACGCATTAAACTGGTGCTCGACCTGGCGCAGTCGAGCCGGGACGCGACCGAGTTCAGGCAGAAGCTCGAACAGCTCGACGCGACCGCGCGCAAGACCGGCGAGGGCTTCGACGAAGTCGAGAAGGGCACGGCCAAGGCGTCGAAGGGGACGGCCGACTTCGGACGCTCCGCGCTCGAGACCGGCCGCATCGTCCAGGACTTCGCGCAGGGCGGCCTCGGCGGCATCATCAACAACCTGGAAGGCTTCACGCAGGCCGTCGGCCTCGGCCCCGGGGCGGCGGGCGCCCTGACGCTGCTCGGCGTCGCGGCGTTGACGGCCACGCCCTACGTCAAGGCCTGGTGGCACGAGTTCTTCGACGGGGCGAACAAGGTCCCGGCGACGGCCGACGCCCTGAAGCGGCTCAACGAGGAGCTGGAGGCCAACAAGAAACGGCTCGGCGAATTGAAGGATCAGCAGGTGTTGACCAACGCCGAGCTGGTCGAGTTCAACACGCTCACCGCCGAGTCGATCCGGCTGGAGAAGGAAGCGAACGCGGCGAAGGAGGCGGCGGCCGCCCGCAACGCCAAGACCGACGACCAGGCGAAGCTGGGGGGCGCGGTCACGAAGCTGACCAACGGGGCGGGGTTCGACAGGTTCGTCAACGCGGCCGGCGGCCTCGGCGACTTCCGGGGCCAGAAGGCCGAATACGACGCGATCACGGCCAGGCTCCGGGACGAGAAGCGGCCCCCCACGGCCGACGAGGCGGCGCGGCTCTCCGGGCTGGCTGGGCAGATCAACGCATTCGACCTCGGCGGCGCGTTCAACGCGGACGCGCTCCAGCGGCGCAATGAAGACCTGGTGAACCGCGCCCGCCAGGGCGACTTCGGGGCGTTCGACGAACTGCTCAAGAAGACGACCGGGGACGCTCGCGACCAGCTCGCGGCGATCGACCCCCGACAGGCCGCCGCGCGGGACCTGGCCCAGCAGCGCGCCAAGGGTCAGATCGGCGACGCGATCGGTGGGGCGATAAACCCGCTCATCACCGACCTCAAGGCGAACAACGCCGCGAGGCAGCAGGGCATCGACCAGGCCAAGGCGATCGATCAGCAGCAGGACGCGGCCCAGAAGGAGACCGAAAAGGTCCTGGACAAGCAGGCCAAGGACAAGGAGAAGGCGGACAAGAAGGCCGCCGAGGATCGGGACAAGGCCCTTCGGTTGAACGACGCCGGGATCGACTCCGACGCCCCGACCGCCGAAGAAGTGCAGGCGGCGGCGGCCCGCGGCGAGTTCGGCGTGCCGCGCCAGACCTATCGACCGATGTCGCACGAAGAACGCATCGCGGCCAACCGGCGACGGAAGGCCCGGGGGGCGGCCCGCGGAGGCGGCGGGCTGCGAAGCGTCGCGCCAACCGCGCCCGACGACGGTGGCGGCGACGACGGCGCCGAAGCCCAGCAGGCGTTGGGCGGGGCGATGCAGAACGTCCAGGCCGTCGCGGCGGGCGTGAACGCCTGGCGGCCCGCTTTCCAGCAACTGGCGGGGGCGATTCAGCGGTTGGCGGACCAGGTTCAAGGCCGTGGCTTCAATCCCTACGCGGCCAATCGATCATCCCTCATGGCGGGCTCCGAGGGCAACTGGTGAATCGCCGTGATTCCCATTCCCGGCCGGCGCCGATTGTCCCCATGACGGTCAGCGATCCCGACGCAACTCCGAGCGATCCAGGGTGAACAACGAGAGCGTCCAGGCCGACAGCGAGACGATAGCCGCGACGAACGCGACCAAACCCCACTCGCCGGCCGCCGTCAACGACTCCACGCCTTCGTTGAACGTCTTCGCCGCCGTGGCCGTCAGCAGCGCCCACGCAGCCGCCATCGCGACCAGGGACGCCACGACGGCCGCCATCTTTGCTGTGGCGAGCCAAAGCCGCGACGCCAGCGAGAATTGACCGGACATGCGAGATGGTCTGACTGGCGGGGGTTCGACGCTCGGCATGCGCGGAAGGCTCATCGAGGTTCTCCTCATCGGACCTGACACGTTGCAAGGTTGCCCAGGCATCGTACCAGATTCAACGCAATGAGCGTCACCACCCTCTACATCGACGACGCCGAGGTGTCCATGCCTGCGGCCGACATCTGGCCGTCACGGATGCGGCTGTCGCGGGCGGGCGAGTCCACGCTCACTCTCGTCCGCAAAGGCGGCCCGACGATCAAGCCCGGCGACTCTCTGCTCGGCAAGAAGGTCCGGCTCGAAATCGACGGCTCCCCCGTCTTCGCGGGCGAGGTCGTCGACCTCGACCACCAGTACACCGCGAGCGGCTGGACGCCGCTCTACCAGTGCCGATCCCTGCGGGCCCTGGCGGACCGCGTCCCGTTCACCGACGACAACACGCTCACCAACACGGCCGTCTGGAACCTGCCCAGCGACGACCCGCTGTACCTGGCGAGCCGCGCCGGCAAGACCGTCGGCGAGATCCTGACCGACGCCCTGACGATGGCCCAGAACGCCGCCGCGCTCGACGCGATGGGGATCGGAGGATACACGGCGTTGACGCCGACCCCGACGCTGCCGCTGCTCACGATCGGCGACCTTTCGCTGCTGACGGCGATCAACCCCCAGGTCGCGCAGATCGGCGGCGACCAGCTCATGTCGGCGATCGAGAGCTACCTGTCCGCCGCCGCGCCCAACCACGCCCTGCACATCCAGGCGGACGGCGTGATCCGGGTCATCGACACCCGCGCCGCCGCGACCTCCGAGAACACGCTCACCCTCGGCGTCGACCCGGTCGAGCCCACGCCGCTGCGGCGGTCGGTCGCCGACTGCTACCAGCGCGTCGAGGTCCGGGGCCAGCCGATCGCCGAGCCCCAACTCCTCAGCCTGTCCAACGGCGGGCTCGTCGAGGATTGGGCGTGGGGGGCCTACGCGACCAGCGCCGAAGCGACCGCCGCGTGGACGCCGGACGACTTCAAGCTCGACGAGACGGCCCGATCCGAGGGGACCTGCACCGTCACCGACACCGTCACCGTCGAGCTGACCAGCGACCCGTCGTCCCAGACGTGGGCGGCCGACGATTGGGACCAGTCCCATCGCATGGGGAGCCTGCTGCTGTCGGCGTCCACGATCGCCGGCGTCACCCAGAACGTCTACAAGCGGATCGTCTCGAACACCGCCAAGACGGCCGGCGGGACGTCCACCGTGACGCTGGAAAGCGCCCTGCCGGCCACCGGCTACGACACGTACAAAATCTACGGCGTCGCGTCCGCCGCCAGCTTCGTCTACCGCCGCTACAAGATCGTCGACCCCGACGTGGTCAAGTCGCTCGCCCGCAAGTTCTCCTATCCGTTCGCCTGGGTGTTCGCGGGCGGCACGGCGGGGACGGTCACCAGCTACCCCGTCGCGTCGGTGCTCTGGAACCCCGCGTTCGGGTCCGGGCCGCCGTACAACGAAGAGTCGTCGCCGTTCACGGTCGACACCGAGACGGGGCACATCATCTTCACCCAGCCGACCTACATCCAGGCCGGCAACAACGTCCCCGTGGACGTCCGGGTGGTCGTCGCCGTCAACACCGGGGAGTTGACGGCCGTCAGGCCGGAGAGCGGATACGAGGGGACCAGTCACACCGTCGAGGGGCTGGCCAGGACCAAGACGATCACCTGCCGCGACTGGACGGACCCGATCAACCAGGCCCACATGGAAGACTACGCGCAGGACCGGCTCGACGCGGTCAAGGACGCGATCGTGGAAGGCGTGATCGTCTACCACGGCCTTTACACGCCCGCCCTGACGTTCGGCAACGGGATCAGCGTGACGGGCGACGGGTACACGACCGGCTGGGAGGGGCTGAACCTGCCCATCGTCGAGACCGAAGTCCTCTGGAACGACCGGGCGCCGTCGTCCCACACGACCACGATGTTTCTCTCGAACCGCCGCGCCTGGATGAGCAGCGGCGACTTCCTCCGGCCGTCCCGCAATCCCGGCGGCCAGCCGATCGGATTCGACGGCGCGGCGGGCAACGCCGACGACTTCACGCCGAAGGCGGCCAGGCCCGACCAGCAGAGGGTCAAGGCGTTCGGGATCGACGGCGAGCGGCAGAACGACTCCGGAACGGACAAGACCCAATGAGCCAGTCTCGCGAGCTTGAGCAAGAGCGCCGGATCGACATGCTCGACCGCCGCTTGAGGCAGGCCGAGGATCGCGTCGCCGAGGCCCTCCAGACGCTCGCCCGCCGGTTCAACGGCGGCGGCGGCGTCTCGTCCGACCCGCCGCACCAGTACCTCGCGCGGGGCGACGGGGCGGCGCAGGCCACCGGCACCTTCCCGTCGATCACCAAGGACACGTTCGCCAGCGACGTGCTCGACGTCACGACCGGCGACGTCGTGGCGACGGCCGTGGACGTCGAGTGGTGGTACACCGACCCCCTGACCGTGGCCGGCGCGCTCGTGTGGTGCGTCAAGAAGCCCGACGGCGGCTTCGTCGGCGTCCTCGAACAGTGCACCGCGATCGCGTTGGACCCCTGACATGCCGTTTCGATACTCACCGGGGAAGTGCAACACCGGCGGCTGCGGCTGCGGCGAGTGCACGGGGACGGTCTGCGTCGCGCTCAACAGCAGGTGCCACGCGGGCGACGGCTCCGGCGTGTCGATCGCGGTCCGGGACCACGCGACGGGGATCGAGGTCGGATCCGCGACCACCGACGTCAACGGCCATGCGTGCGTCTCCGGAATCCGGCCCGGCTCTTACGACGTCATCCCCAGCAAGACCGACTGCTTCATCAGCCAGTGGACCAACCAGACGGTGGGCTGCTCGACGCTCAACCTCGCGGCCGACGTGGTCTGCCTGCCCTACGGCGCCAGGAAGTTCGGCGTCTCGGGCTGCTTCGGCACCCCGCTGCCCGACGCGATCATCACGGTGACCGGCCCGTCGCCCGGCTCGGTGCAGACCGGGGCGGACGGGATCGCCTATTACCACTACAGCCAGGTCGGGACGTACACGGCGGTCGTCTCCCATCCTTCGGGCCGGTTCGCCGACTCGGACCCCGTCTCGTGGACCGTGACGAACGTCTGCGACAGCAGCGAGGCGGCCGGCGTCCAGCTCGCGCCGGCGGCCGGCTACCAGTGCTGCACGATCCAGCGGACGGCGACGCCGCCCTCGCCCTATCCGATCAAGACGACGCTCAAGATCACCGACCCCGGCGGCGCGATCTCGTTCACGTCGGGGGATTGCTCCGGGACGGCGTGCGCCGGCGGCCGGGTCATGAGCAACGTCCAGACGGCGGCCGGCGGGATCGCGTCGTGCAACGGGTTCACGTTCAACCTGCCCCCCACGGTCGGCACGGGCTCCTGCTTCGTCAAATACGACGTGGTCCTCTCCGACACGGGATGCACCGCCTCCCAGACCAACCCCGTCGCGGCGTGCTCGGGCGTCCAGGGCTGCCAGTACCTCTACGGGACGGCCCCCGGCTGCGAGACCAAGTACCTCGCCGTGAGGAGTCCGGGCGGCTCGTGCGCCGCGTTCCCCAACCCGATGACCTGGGGCTCGACCGGCTTCACGATCAACAGCCTGAACCCGCTCAACGTCACGTTCACCTTCGACCCCGGCGGCGACTTCGGGCCCAGCGTCTCGCCCCTGACCAAGATCCCGCCCTACGCGACCTCCATCGTGGTGAGCGAATGAAGTGCGAGCGCTGCCCGGTGAAGATCGGCCCGTGCGTGGGCGAGCGGGCGTCCCACGCCTTCGCCTGCAGGATGGCCGCGAACGGCTCCGACGCCGAGCTGCGGTGGGTCGTGGACGAGTCGATGGGCTCGCCCGCCGTCCCCACGCTCGACTCACCGGCCGGCCCTCCCGCCCGCCCGGCCGTCTCGCACGCCGAACTCCGCAACGCCACGAAGCTCGGATCCAAGAACTGCTGGTTTTCGGAGCACGCCCCCGGCTGCGGCTGCGACGGCCTGCACTGCCACCTGCTGGGACGACGGATCTCGATCTACGACTGCGTCCAGTGCCTCAAGAAATGGTGACCTCAACCCCAAGAAGGTGACTATGTCCGCATACGGCAGAACGCCGCTTTCCGAGGAGAACGGCGTCGGGCTCGGGATCGCCTACGTCGAGCTCGAGACCGACGCGAACGGGATCGTCCAGACCGCGAACCGGCGGTACTGGAACCACGCCACCAAGGTCTTCGAGCCCGGCCCGCGCGACGACTCGAAGCACGTCAAGCCGTGCCAGCGGCTGGCCGACGACCCCGACCTCGACAACTTCATCCAGGTCGCCGCCGTCGAGCGGCAGGCCGTCGAGGACTTCAACGTCCTGGTCGTCTTCTACACCCTCGACTCGTCCGGCAAGGTCACGAGCGTCTATCGGTCCTACGCGCACAACGTCGCGGTCGCGCTCGGCGCCGTGAACGGCACCCCCTACTGAGGCCCGACCGCACATGGCTATCTCGCACGCGGACCTCGTCGACAAGCTCTCCGTCGTCGCGGCGCGGGCGGTCGGCGGCCCGACGCTCACGCTCGCGACCGGCAAGGGCGCGCTCGTCGCGGCCGGATCGCCGACCGCCGACGCCCCCATGCCGATCATCGTCTACCGGGGCGCTGCGTACCTGACCATCCTCCGATGCGAGGGCGTCTCCGGCGACGTGCTGACCATCAACGGCACGATGTTCGGCAAGGCCGACGCCGCGGTGAACGTCGGCGACGTGGCGTACAACGCCCCCACGGCGGGCGACCTCAAGGCCCTGTGGGACGCCATCGCGGCCGTCGAGACCACGCCCGGCCCGAAGGGCGACCAGGGCGACCCCGGCGCGCCCGGCAGCGTCTGGCGGGACGGCTCCGGCGCGCCGGCCGACTCGCTCGGGGTCGACGGCGATTATTACCTCGACGACGCGACCGGGGCCGTCTACCTCAAGGCGTCGGGGGCCTATTCCCAGGTCGCCGACATCAAGGGCGCGCAGGGCGACCAGGGGCCGGCGGGCGCCGACGGCGCGACCGGACCGGCCGGCGTCGGCTCGTTCGGCGTCTCGATGCCGGCGGGCTTCGCCGTCACCAACAGCCCGCTCACGTCCAGCGGCACGATCGCCGTCTCGACGACCCTCTCCGGGATACTCAAGGGGACCGGCTCCGGGTTCGCCGCGGCCGTGCCCGGCACCGACTACGCGCCCCCGGGAGGCGCGTCCGCGTACGACATGCGGTTCGCGCTCGCGCAGGGCTCGGATCTGGCGACGGGCACGAACCTGACCGGCAACGGCGTGGTCGCCACCCACGCGGGCACGCTCTCCAAGGTCAAGATCATCGCCAAGACCAACGGGTCGGGCGGCGGCTTCACCCTGGATATCAAGAAGAACGGGACGACGATCTTCTCGTCGGCGCCCGTCGTCGCGGCGTCCTCGACCGCCGTCAACAGCTTCACCCCGACCACGACGACCTTCGCCGAGGACGACGAGTTCACGGTCGACTGCACGGCCGTGGGCGGGGCGGGGATCCGCAACGTGCTCGTGACGCTTTGCGGCCTCACGGCCGTCTCATAAGGAGTCGTCATGGCCGTCAACGATGTAATCCTCGCGCTCGGGCCGCTCGGCTTCTGGCTGACCGACTGCCCCGACGACCCAACGGCGGCCCACGACGCGGGCTCCGGCGCGCACGACGGGACGTTCTACGGGACGCACTCGGTCGGACAGTCGAGCTTGACGGCCGACGGGGACACGTCCGCCTCGTTCGGGGCGGGGGCCGTCCTCACGCCGGACATCTCCGCGCCGTACATCCCGTCCGGCGACTTTTCGCTGGCGCTCTGGTTCTCGTCGAGCGACGGGGGCACCGACGTCGCGATGGGGCTCTACGGCGGCGGCAGTTCGTCGTATTGGGCGGGGCTCAACAGCGGCTTCGCCGCGTTCTCCTTCGGCGACCAGTTGCTCAGCAGCCCTTCGGCATGCAACGACGGGGCGAGGCATTTCCTCGTCGCCTGCCGGTCCGGCGACGATTACAACCTCTACCTCGACGGCTCGCTCGTCAACACGCTCAATCACCCCGGCGTCCTGTTCGGCGCGATCGACGTCTTCTCGGTCGGCAACTTCGCGAAGACGGGGTCGCTGAACGCCTTCCACTTCAACGGGCTCTTGAGCAAGGCCGCGTACTTCGACAAGGCGCTGACCGCGACCGACGTCACGAACATCTGGACGGCCGGATCGTCGGGCGGCGGCGGCACTGCGTCGATGTCCGCGAGCCCGACGTCGATCCAGGCCGGCCGCAAGTCGGCGACCATCACCCTGACCGGCACGGGCACGACCTGGACGAGTGGGACGACGTTCACGGTATCGGGCGGGACCAAGGTCTCGCAGTCCGTGGCGTCCAACACGTCGGCCACCGTGGTCGTGGACGTGGGGTACAGCACCGGCACGCTGACGATCGGCGACGGCTCGATCGGCGCGTCGGCCTCGATCGTCGTCCCCTACACGGTCTCCGACGCGACGGCGGGCGGCCAGGACGTCCGTGTCCTGGAGCCCTGGAATTACGACGCGGGGACCGAGACGGTCGTCGTGATCTACCACCACGGCGCGGGCGAGACGGCCGCGAGCCTCACGACGGACGCGCTGAAGCAGGGCGTCGTCAACGCCCTGTGCGGCGCGGGCCATCTCGTATGCTCCTCGACGGCGGCGGGGGACAACTGGGGCGACCAGGCCGGACTCGACGCGTATACGGCCCTGCATACGTACATGGCCGCGAATTACAACGTCGGCCGGATTTTGCATTTCTCGCAATCGATGGGCGGGCTCACCGGGCTGCTGACGTTCGCGGGCGTCGACAACATGCCGCGCACCAAGGGCTGGTTCGGCGTCTACCCCGTCTGCAACCTCCGAGACCTGTACGACATCGGCACCTATGCGGACGCGATCCGGACGGCCTATGGGATCGCGTCCGACGGCACCGATTACGCCGCGAAGACGGCCGGGCACGACCCCGCGTTGCTCGCCGGCTCGACGTTCCGCAACCGGATGATGCGGTTCTACGCGTCGAACGGCGACACAGTCGTGCCCCAGGCCCAGAACACCGACGTCATCCGGACCGCCGTCGCCTCCTACGCCCGCGAATACGGCCTCGTCGAGTGCACGGGCAACCACGGCGACCCCTCGCACTTCCAGCCCGACGACGTGCTTTCGTTCGTCGGCCGTGCGTTGGCGTCGCCGCCGGCGCTGGCCTCGATCGCGGTGCCTTCGGACGGCCTGTCGGTCGTGCTGACGTTCGCCGAGGACGTGCTGCCTTCGACCGGCATCACCGGATTCAGTGCGACGGTCGACGGCTCGGCGGCGTCGGTTTCGGCGTCGCGAACCGCGTCGAACGTCATCATCCTGGCGCTCGGATCGCCGGCCCTGGCGGGCCAGGCCGTCGCCGTCTCTTACGGTTCGGGCAACGTGACCGACCTCGGGTCGATCGCGCTGGACGACTTTACGGCCGACGCATCGAACGGCAGCACGGTCCCCGTCCAGGCGAACCGCGTCGGGGCGATCGGCTATCTCGGGAACTACGCTTTTTGACGCGTCCGGAGGTCGACCCATGGAATTCGCAGGCCCCTATCCCTTCGCCGGCCCCTACGCGTTCGCGGCGGTCGTGCAGGACAACCCCCAGACGCCGACGGGGCCGCAACCGGCCCCCCACGCGGCCCAGCGGCTCCCCAACGGCCTCGCCGTCGCCGCGGCGGCCGTCCGCGTCGCCTCGCGGTGACGAGCCTCGCCCCGAAACGCAACGAGCCCCGCCCGGTCCCGTCGGCCGAGCGGGGCTCTCTTCATGCGCGAAGGTGGTTCAACGCTCACTTGATGATGCACTCGCCGCCGCGCGGCGGCTGCCGCTTGCTCTTGGTCCGTTCCTTCGCCGGCCGGTTCCACGGCTGCTGCGACTCGGCGAACTTCATGTCCGCGATCCACCGCGCGGCCGTCGGGCAGCCGTCCACGAACTCCCACGGGCCGTCCGGCAGCGCCAGGATCATCGCCACGGCGGCGCGGTCGTCGGCGGTCATGGGGTCACTTCCTCCCTTTCTTCTTCCGACGCTTCTTCTTCGCCGCGATCGGCCTCAAGAACAGGCCGCCCTTGTCCGCGTGCTCCCTGCACGCGTCGGCGTACTCCATGCGGGCGATCTCGCGTTCGTCCGCCTTGTACCACTCGTGAGTCGGGATGAGCGACTGGAATCCAGGGCGGTAGAACCCAGACTCGGCCATGAGCCCGCAGCCTTCGCGGCGACACCGGATCATGAACGGCGTCGTGCCGTCCACGGCGTCGATCGTGACCGTCCAGTGATCGGCATGACATCGGTAGACGTTGATTCCGCCTTTCATTCCCCACCCTCCTTCCCCAGCCCCTCGGCGGCCCCGCGCAGCGCGGCGACGACCTCGGCCTGCGTGCGGCCTGACGCGTCGTTCCAGTGAAACAACGCCTTTGTGCCAACTGCGGCCTTCACCGCCTCCGTGACATGGTCGCGGAACTCGCAACGAGCCTCGAACGAGGGCATTTCAATCCCGTTGACGACTTCATTCACCGCGCCGACCAGGCAGTAACGAGTCCCCTTGGGCGTGCATTTCTGGAAGTCGTGCTGGCACCACCCGTTCTCTTCCAAGAGCCTCGCGGCGTCCAGCAGCACGGCCCTGATCCGGTCGTCCGTCGCGTCGCTCATCGATCGGCCTCCATCGGCTCGGGGATCGGGCCGGCGAATTGACAGTTGGAAGGAACCGTGTCGTCTAAAGACGACACGACGTAATCTTGATCGACATGCGACAGCCACGGAGCGCGAGCCACCTGTGGGTCGGCGAATCGAACCCAGTACCAACCCGCCACCTTCGGCCGCTCGCTCGACCACACGAGCGGGGCGGGGTGACGCGTGTTCCAGGCCTTGACGGCGTCGGCCTTCTCCCAATACCAGGGGAAGTCGATGTACCCGTGCTCGCGCTCGGGGAGTTGCTTCTCCATCAGGCATTCCGGCGTCCATGCGTCGTCCTCGTGGCGTAGCGCGGCTCTCCCGCCGCAGAACGGGCACGGCAGCAATTCCACGTCGTCGCTCATCGATCGGCCTCCAGTTCGGCGAGGAAGGCGTCGGCTGTGGCGCCCGAGAGGATGTACCTGCACCCGCCGCACTCGACGATCAACTGGCGATCCCTTCGCTTATCCGCTCTGACGGCGGCGACCGCTTCCGCCGCGGCCCGAGTCGCCGGCCCCACGGCGGGCTTCGGGACGGCGCAACTGTCGATAAGGTCGACCATGTAGTCGTACATTCGATCGTGGAGTTTGCTGGATTCGTCCCAGGGCATGGGGCGTATTTCCTGGACTGCCGACGCCAGGTAATTCCCGACGCACCGTCGCAGGTTTTCGACGTCGACCAGCTTTACGTCCTCGCTCATTCTCGCTCCTCCGCCGCCTTCGCGGCCTCCCTCGTCGGCCGCCAATACTCGCTCCCGAAGTGCTCGACGAGGAAAGCCTTGGCCGCCTGTTCGTCGAGAATCACGGTGACGAGCGTCCTCCCGAACGCCTTGTGTTTCAGCACGTCGCGCCCGATCGCGTCAACGATCTTGGATGCAACGTGCGTCGTCGCCTCGCTCGCCATTCTCGGCCTCCCTCCTCTCTTTGTGCCTCTCGGCGATCTTCGCCCTCGCCGCCTGCATCGCTTCCCACAGGATTTGATAGTCTTCCGCATCCCAATCGCATCCGTCGATCGGCACGCCGTCTTTGTCGTACCTGACCCGATGCAGTCGCGGCCCTCTTTTCATTCCGGCCCCCTGAA